TCAGCTGAAAAAATATTTAGGAAATGAGACTAAACAAGGATGGGGCAGACCTTATAAAACACTTTGAGGGTTGCAAGCTTAGGGCATACCAGTGCTCGGCAAAAAAGTGGACAATTGGATTCGGGAACACTTTCTACGAAGACGGCTCTCCTGTACTTCCGGGGCATGCAATTACTCACAAGAAGGCAGACGATCTGTTTGATATAATTGGTGAAGAGTTTGCCGACAAGGTAACAAAGGTTGTAACATCGCTTGTTACACTAAATCAGTTTGGAGCACTTGTGTCGTTTGCATACAACTGTGGCATAGCAAACCTTCAGAAGTCTACACTGTTAAAGAAGGTAAACGCTGATCCTAATGATCCCTCTATAAGGGCAGAGTTTATGAAGTGGAACAAGGCTGCAGGAAAAGTTCTTGCAGGACTTACAAGGAGGAGAGAGGCTGAAGCTAACCTGTACTTTAAGCAGTCATGATTTACCCAAACAACATATCAGAACCATCTGTTACTTTGCAAACACTGTTAAGCATTTGCAGTTAGTATGCATATATTTGTATAATATATGAATTGATATGAATATTAACTCAGACGTTACTTTTTTAGGGGTTCCATCAACAATTATAAGCTGGATGGCTTACTTAAACATTGTAGACATAAACCCTTTAATTAACTTTGTGGTTAGTATATTCTCAACAGTTTGGCTGTCTATGCAGATATACGGATGGATTGAGAAAAGGATCAAAGACAAACATAATGGCAGCAAATAAAAACGCAGGTAAGCACCCTAGTTACGACAAATTGAATTGGAGCCCATCCTCAATACAAAGGAAGAGAGCTTACGATAAGAAGTATAATGAATCTAAGGAGCAGAAGGATAAAAGGGTTGAACTAAACAGGGCAAATAGGCAAGCAGGAACATACGGGAAGATGACCAAGATGGGTAAAGACAGAAGCCATACAAAAGATGGCAGAATGGTCTTAGAAGATAAATCTACGAACCGTGGACGCAATGGGCACAACGGGAAGTCTACCAAAAAATAGTGCTACATTCGTTACATGATAATGATTGTGCGAATTCCTGAAGATGTAGAAATTCACAATTTTAATGCAATATTCTTTTGCTCAACAAAAGACCCTCATAGTATAATAGACCTTATAGAAGGCATTGACTTAGCTGATATTATACACGAATACGGAGATACGGATATCGATCTTACAGACCCGTTTAAGTTCAAGAAAATCTTCTTTAATTAGAATATATGAGTTAATCTAGCGACCTGACCATGAATTGGGTGGTGTACAAAACCTTCAACTGCTTTAGGTGCATGGGCATAGCCATTCCTATGATGCCAAGAATCTGTTCCGGATGGAGACCTAAGAGCCTCAACATTTACACTCATGTAGTCTTTGCTCTTCTTATGGTGTATGTGGTGTATATAAAAATACCTATGCTTACACTCTCCCCAAGAACTACTCGCTTCATGAGCCATAAGTAGCGGCAAGTCTGTTTCTTTTGCACCGTCTCCGTGAGTAGTTCCTATAATATTAGCACCATAGACAAAATACTTTCTATGAGCAATGCTAACGCTGAACGTCACTGAATCACAGTTTCTAAACCAAGCTTCTATCGTTTGAGCGAGGAAGAAACCGTTTGTATAGTCATGATTAGATGGGTCATACTGAACATGAACAGGAGCAATCTTCATCAATATTTCTATACAGTCTACAAGTAATCTCTGAGCTGTCTTGAAGTTTTCAAACCACATTGCACTTGTATCTTGATGCGTACCTGCTGTTGTGCTATTTCTTGCGTTGTCTACATGAAGTATATCATTGCCTATAATGAACAGTATCTTATCTATATTGAAATTGCATTTAGATATAAGTCCTATCACGCCATCCTTAACTCTTTTGACAGCTATGTTATGATTGTATTCATCACCTGACTCAATTATACTAGACAGCTTTCCTATATGTATGTCAGCAGGGTCTATAACAAACAGATGACTATCATCAGTCTTTATATATTCAATAGGTTCATATGATGGAGAATACTGCTTCAGTTCATCAATAAAGTTATCCATCATTTCCTGAATACTAACCTTGCTACCCTTTACGTTTATGCTGAACTTCTCGCTCTTGAACCAATAGTAGCTTACATTGTTAACTGGTATCCCCTTGTCTTCACATTCCTCGGTAAGGGCAGTATGCTGGTCTTTACTATTCCTATATTCGTTTATTAATTCTGCCTCATCTTGTTTGAGGCGCATGCGAATAGTACTTCTAGGTGTCGAAGACATAAGTATTGTTTAATCTTGCTAAGTTACAACCTCTTAATTGTTTCAACAACTTCTACACATTCTTTTTGGTTCTTGGGGAAAAATAGTTTAGGCTCCTTTGCCCAATCTGTTTTCATAATGAATCGGAATATTTTCCACTTTAGTATGTTGTCATTCCTTTGGAATCCTTTGGTATCAACTATTACATTGAGACCATGAGCTGTGAAGTCAAAGTCAACAGTAAGCGTCATTGCGCGTACAGTCTTTCCGTCATACTTAAAGGATGGGAAAAGTTGATATGGTACTTGGAACTCAAATTCTATACCTTCTTTATTTAAAAGATTGTAGAAGAACAGTTCTAGCTTTGAATCAAACTTCAACCCATCCTTATAGTGTTTCTTTATCTGTCTCAAATCATATTCATTTCCTGCTTGGCAAAAGAAAGCGATGACCTAAGTAGTTCCATCTTGTAGTGACTTTCTTTGATTACCATTTCGCAGATATTGTTATAGAATGAGCAATCGCCAATCTCGTATGCGATAACTATTTTCTTTTCTGCAGCACCCATGTCATCGTTGTTTAGGTTCATCATCTTTTGGAAAGATAACTTCTCTGTAAGGAACTGGAACTGCGCCTTGCACGTAACTCCTATTACCATTACAGCTGTCAACTCAGACATATGAGCTACGATACTTGGGGCATCGGAGCAGTCTACCTTTTGATTAACAACCTTTCGGAATGTTTCATACTGTTCTACTGTTCTTTCAAATGCTGACTGTAAACTTGCGTCATTGAATACTTGCTTCATGTTATTATTATTTTGCGTACCTGATTGCTAATTCTTTTTCATAGTTAGGACTGTATACCCTTCCACGCTTCTCTGCTGCTGCCTTTATTACATTAAAGTTTAGACCTAGCTTCTGCTGTGCGAGTTTTATACTTGGATAAATGATAGCTTTATCCTTCCTCTCTTGCATATCTTCTATTGAAACATCATATGCTACAATGCTAACCCTTGACTCAGTAATAAACTCGTACCCCATATTATAGTATCTTGTATTTAGTTAATAACTGTTCTCTGTTGAATGGTAGATTATCATAGTCATCTACGAATTCAATTCCATTTACCATCTTTAACTTAACGCTACTCCCGTATGGAGTTGGCTTGCCACCTGTCTCTCTATTCCTAACCTTATCAATAGATACTTCGGTGTACATCCACTCGTTAGGGTCCTTAATCTTTCTATGCAGAGTAAGGAAGTTGTCTGACTTGTTGTACAGCGCTGCTCCACCTTCTGTATCAGATGCGTGTGGCATCTTCTGACTACCGCTACTATCTCTATCTCTTTGAGAAGCTGTAGTGGTGTGAACGGATAAGAATAGTGTTGTGTTATACCTCTTGGTATAATTGAGCATGTCACCATAAGCCTCGTAGTCGTAGTTGTACTTATTCTTTGAAGCAGTCAACTCAAGCTTTAGAGAGTTGTATGGGTCAATGAATAATCCCTTCAGAGACTTGTATCCCATCATCACCTTTGAATGATCCATAATATCCTTGTAAGTATATAGATTATCCGTTGACAGCATGAAGAAATGCTCATCTACAAATTTAAGGGATATAGCATGCTCTCTGTCATCCATGTGTATTATTTTTTTACCAACAAAGAACTCCATTATCTTCATCTTTACAGATGCTGCTCTGTTCTCTCCGGTATACACCATCCAGTTCCAATCATACTTTATAGCAGACAGGAACAATAGCCAAAGGTTTATAGTTGTCTTTCCGATATGACTGTGTGCGAGAGAAGCATAGAATTCGCCCTCCTTCAGAAGGAAGTGTTGGTCTAGGTCATGGTAGCCAAGAGGTAGTCCCATAGGGATAAGTCCTTTTCTAAACTTGTATATGAAGTCATCATCAATAGAGTTTGATGTAAGGAATGACAACTCTTCTTCTATAGCACCAAGCTCTCTAACAACTTCCTTGAACTCTTCCTCTACTTGTGATATAGGTCTTGCCATACCATGACGAAGACCATCTTCAATAGTCTTGTCAGCTAGCTTAGGGTCATCTATGTGACGCTTCCGAATCTCATGTGATAGGATATTGAATGCAATATCATACTCAATGTTCTTGGTTGCTACATATCCACCTAACAGATTGGCTGCACGAAGGAGTACGTGATGTTTCTCTCCATCAGCGGCTGACCTAATCATCCTTGATGCTATGTCTATCTTCTTGTAGTCAGTATGTCCATCACCAAGCATTAGTCTTGCAGGCTGCTTGTCTTCTTCAACGTCTATATCGTAAAACACAGATGAAGATGTATTGACATAAATGTTTGGGTCATAAGATACATAAAGAACCCTTGATACATTCTGAGCTGTAGTGTCAAGTCCTTTAATCCTTTTTATCAATGCTCTGTAATGCTCCGTATGCTTATTACCATCTCCTATCTTTACTAATCCGTGTAGGCCATTTCCTGATGCTGATTTCCATAATGCATATATGATGTCATCATTAATCAACTCATTAATCGTGGCATCTAGGTCAGCTACATTATCTATGTCTATAGGAACAAATCCGCTGTGCTTTGTGATACTCTTGTCATCTCTGTATGACTGATATTCTTTACCTGATGAGTTCACTTTAGTTATGGGCTTATTGAATTCACCCGTGAATAGAACGCATGGTAGGTTAGCCTTCATTGAACGCTTATCCTCTTCGTTGGTGCACGACCGGATAGCCTCAACCTTTTCCTTATACCTCCCAATGCGAATAGCATCAATAACAGATTCAAGCCTTACTATGCTTGGCTTTTGTATTGATACTATATTTTGAAATATAGTAACTGTATGCATGTTATGAGGTTAAAATTGCCCCGAACATTTTACTGAACGGGGCGTGTGTGAGTGCGTCTTGCGTCTATACTAAAATGGTAGATCGTCATCAACTCTAGCAGCTTGCTGTGGAGCAGGAGCTGACGTTTTCTTAGAAGCATCTGGCTTCCAAGTATCCAATGAGATATATACGTTGTTACCGTACTTATCAGGAGCCTTTCGGTCTTTTACATTAATGTTGCAGTATCCTGCCTCATTCTTGTGCTTCTTTAATTCTTCAATGAACTTCTCAACATTGATTGAGATTCTTGTTCCGTACATGGTCTTCTTTCCGTTTACTCCGTTGAAGTAGATTGTCTCTGACATTTTGTGTAGTTTAAATTGTGTAAGTTTCCCCAAGGCCGACATAGCCCTGGGGTTGTTTATTATGGTTTGTTGACTAGCTTTTTTGGAGTAACTAACAGGTCTACATCGTAGCCGTGTTGTTCTAGGACATCAATAATTGCAGACATAGATACGGTGCGTGGCTTACCATTCTTTCCCTTGTATTTACCGAGGTAGTTTACGAAGAACCAATAATTGCTTTGGCTATGGCTTTCATGTATGTTGTCTAGTACGACAGCTACTTGAGGAAACTTCGTGTGCAGTTTCTCTCTGTTAATGTATTTCGTGTTACTCATAATACTCTTTCTATGGTATCTAGTTTACCGTCAGTAAACTTAGCTTTGAATATATAAAATATCTCGTATGGTTTGCCGTAGAACTTAATAATTCCAGTGTACGTACTGTCTACTACACCTTTCATTACCTTAATCATCTTGAACCTAAAGAAAGAATTAGGCTCTTCACTCAACTCGTAATCATAATCTGTGTATGATAGGTTTCCTTTAGAGTCAATTACATAGTCAAGAAACTCTCTGTCTAAGTCCTTAGTTTGAAACTCTAAACCAGACAGATCCTGTTTCTGCAATCCGTTAACCGGAAGCAATGAATCGTGAATCTTTATGTAATCGTATCTACTCATTTAAAAAAGTGGGAGCAGAAAACATCTAAACTGCTCCCTATATACACCACACGGTTATGTCTACATTGCGAAGATACAAGATATTTTACAATTAAAAAACTATTTTACCCAAGAAGGTAGTCCTACTACAAACTCTTCTGATTCCATAAATCCGTATCCTGCATTGAAGGCATCAAGGTCCATACATGTATTGAACTTATCTACCAAGTCCATCAATTCCTGCTGTCCTTTTTCAATGTACTCATCTGCAACATCAACAAGCATGCTGTTGTAAGGAGCATTGGTTTCAACGATTAGATACTTGACAGGTAGTTTATGAACAAGATTATATAATCCTGCCTGTATATGATATTTCCTATTATAGAATTCACGAGTAACATTTGATGGCGATGCATCGGACATAGTTTTGATTTCAAGAATATAGTTGCCTGAATTAACACCGTCTACAAATCCTCTGAATGGAAGACCTAATATATCATGCTTGAACTCTTGCTCAAATGATGTGCATTCTTTCACGGTGTTGCTTATCTTCCAATTGGATAATACACTATTTGTTATCTGCTCTGCTTCTTCAAGCTCATCTTGAGTAACAACAATCTTGCCATTAGACCTTGAGATGAACTCTTCCCAAGTAGCCTTGCCATCCTTTGTCCTTCTGTCAACATTTGGTGCAATGATGAACTGATCGTTGAACTTTGAAGGGTACATGATTAAACAATGTATCAAAGAGCCGAGGTTCATTGCCTTGCTTGGTTCTCTTTTAGCTAACACATAGTGTACGTAGTGTCTAGGAGACTTGGCAAACTCCTTTATGGATGAGTACGACAATGGCCTATTCTGTATAAATTCTAAATCTATTCTCATTGCAATTGTTTTATTTTGTTAGATACTGCTGTTCTGAATACAGGGTTAAGTTTAATGCTGTCATCAAGACCCTTTGCATAGTTGGTCAATGATTCCTTATCGGTAAACTTATCTATGTTATCAATAAATACTGCTACTTGAGTATTCTCATACATCTGTAGTGCGCTGTCATGCTGACCTTTGAATACATCAATACCAATTCCTATGTATGAACATATCTTGGTAATGGCATCTGTTGTAGCGCCCTTACAAGCGTCACCTGGGTCATCGTTAACAGATGATGCAATGCTCTCGTAGTATATGTCATACTCAGGTACTTCAAACTCTGTTTTGAGTATTGCTGTATACTCTGTCCTTTCTTTGCCGGAGCTTGTTGTCTTTGTCTTTTCCATAATTGGAGCTACTAAGTCCGTTTTAATTTTCCAAGAGCCTACACCGAATACGTCATTAAGTCTTTCTGTTACATAGATAGCTTTAATGGTTGATAGGTTGCCTCTTGTTGGGTGCTGTGCTACTGCCTCTTTCGGTAGTGGCTTCTTGATTAATGATAATTGATGTTCCGATAGCTTCTGCATGTCGTTTGTATTTAAGATAAAAAAATAGTTGACCAAAGAATAATACGTTTATTACTATAGCAAAGAGTATAACCTTTACTATATCCCTTAACTTTATTATCATGGCATATTGTTTGAGATTTTAGCATACTCATTTAGCATGCGCTCAAGGTCATTGATGTGAATGTCTGTAAGCAGACAGTCTCCATCTTTGAATGTGATGTGCGTACATACACCATCGTTTTCATCTGATGGTCTGTACCTGGAGATACAGAATGGGTTGACCATAGTGTATGTTGGCTTACACAACTCTTCTCCGGTAATTTCTTTCAAGTCAGTGTCGTAAACTCTGATAGGCAATTTGATAAATCTTCTTGTGAACATGTTATTGGGGTTTTGTGTGTGAAATTTCATCCATTCTTGAGTTGACATAATCAACTATTACTTTCTCTAGATCATCTTGCATATTCCTAGGTATCATTGATACTACTCTTAGTATCTCATCGTATCTAAGCGTATCAACTGACCTAAGTTCTGATCCACTGGTCTTTATTTCTATGGCTTGCTTTAGCCACCTAAGTCTATCTCTTATTGTCCTTACTGCGCTCTTTGCATTAGGTGAGAATGTGTCATCAATACACAAGTCTTCTGCATATATCAATGCGTTTGCAATGTTAACGTATATAAGGTGTAGAGATTGCTGTTGGCCTATTGTCATTGCTCTAGTAGTTTTAGTAGTTCTTTTTCAGCTGCTATGTACTTAAACCTAAATGCATCATCATACTTTAGCATAAAGTCTGCATCGTTAATGTGATACAGAGTACCACTATGCTCGTTGCATCCTATGTATTCTGCTACATCCATTATTGTATGGCAAAGATGCTTCTTGAGTATCGAGACAAATGCTTTCTTGGCATACATCTCTTTTCTTTTTCGCTCTCTACCTCTATGGTAGAAGTCTTGAGGCACTTCAAATGCTTCTGCTACGAATCCCTTCAGTTTTGATTTGTAATCTTCCATGTGCTTTTTTTTGTGTTTAATAATAATCTTCATCATTGTCATAAGGTGGGCCGTAATACAAGTCGTAAATCATCCACGCAAATAATCCTAATACTAGAATAAAAAACATGTGTGTTTGGTTTGGTTAAAAAATAGCAGCAGGAGATGGACTCGAACCACCAATACCTCAATTATTTTTTGAGATGCGTTACCACGACCGGGGACACCCCAATCCTTTCGCCATCCTGCAATTTGCCCTTTCTCCAGTGGGGCTACACCGCTGACTAACGATTCAGATGGAAAGTGTGCTGCCGAACAGTAGGCTCGCATCCATGAGTTTTCGTTCCACTGGCCTAGTGGATAATTTCTAATTCATTCTCAATTCCATATGTAGCAAACAAGCTAGAAAGCATTTCAGCAACCTTAATCAAGTCCTCTCCCTTCTTAAGGGTAATCTTAGCTGATTTGTCATGCCAGATAAATTGAATGTGCCAAGGCTGTGGCACGAATTCTGTCTTTGCTGTTAACTCTTCGTTCATGGTTAATTCTTCGTTCATGTTTTTTCTTTTAAAGTGAGTAGTCAGGACAGGATTCGAACCTGTAGTACCATTAACGGAATCACGACATTGAGGTAGGTTCCACCATTTCCGCCACCTGACTATGCTCCCATTTTAGGACGCGTGTAGGAGCTTTCCGTACACACTTTAAACGGGCAAACCAATACGTTCTGGATGTATCCTCCCACTTGTTAATCTTATCCATTTACAAAAGAGACCCCATAATCATGGATAATCAGATTAACTATGTCTATACCAACCTAAGTGCATAGGTACAAGGTTTATGAGCGACTATGGGTTGAATTATTTATCAGCAAGTTACAAACATTTTGCGAAATAACAAAATATATTTTTAAATATTTGACCATTGAGTTGCCATTGCTCTTGCAATTCCATTGAATGTCTTGCTTCTTAGCGTTCTTCTTTCATCCGGATCCTTGGCTTTTGCCAATGCATCTGCGTACCATTTAGGATGAGACTTACCACTCTTGAATACAGTTCTCTCTCCTTTACCAACTATATCTGTTGGAGTCAGTAGTGGTAGCCCTTTTAGCCATAAGCATGTAGTCTTAGTGGCTTCATCACCAAACATCCATGGCTGTATGATTTGGTCAGGCTTTCTGAACAGTGAACTCATAACGCCTACCGGATTCTCTATACATACCTTTTCTATATCACTATGGTACAGCCTTAGAAAGAACTCAGCTGCATCCATTCTGTCTCTTACTCTGTTTGGATACTTAGGATGTTCTCTCCTTATCTCTTTAGGAAGGTGTCTATCTTCAGGGTGGTAGTACCATTGTGCACCACTAACAGATAAGTATGTGCATGGTGGAAATGCTACCATCATATCCCATCCTTCGTGTATGACATCAAATACATCTGCTTGTATATGCCATTCCGGATGTCCACCGCTTTGTGGTAATATATCACAGCTGTATGCTTCCTGGCCTAACCTTCTGAATTCCTTACATACAGATTGACTTTCTTCGCATGCTATTAGTATTCTCATTGTGTTGATTTAAGTATTTCTAAACATAATTGTTTAGGTATCATAGATCTGTTGTAGTCTCCCTTGATACCTTGTGTACCTGTTTGTGAACCTCTAGGTGCTGCTTCATGGCATGTGTCTCCATTCTTGCAGATACTTCTAGGTATCCACTTATCTGAATTAGTCCATATATCTGTTGGCTTCATTCTCTTATCTCCATATTGACAATACGTAACAGTATGTCTTTTGTCAAAGAAATCTGTAACAGGTAGTTTCCTTAGCTTACCTCTAGGATTCTCTACAAAGTATATAAGATTAGGATTAAGCTGTTGGTAATGCTTAATTATATCTATTGTCTTTTGTACAATCTTAACCCCTAATACAGCATTATCTGTTTTAGGTGTATTGTCTATGTTCCAATGTCTTCCTATACTTGCTACTGAGAAGAATGTACATGGAGGGGATGCCCATATAATATCAGGTATGAATGGTACTTTATCTGTATCAAACTGTAGTATATCGGATACATAATTTATATCCTTAAATGCATTTATATCAGATGAATATACTTCATATCCAATATCTTCTGCTTGTTTACCTACAGATCTACTTCCTGCGAATAACTCTAGTAATTTCATTTGGATAATATATATAAAAGTTCTACAATGATGAGAGTCACAGCTAATGCTAATACACCTGTTACGAATCCATGTTGGAATGATTTGTTCATATTATTTTATTTTAGATTTCAACTACTATACCTTGCTGACAATTATATGCTTCATCATCAGCCTCATCTTTACTTGTAAATACTAATGGATAACCATTCTGATCTGTGCATATTGAAGGATAAGACATATCAAATGTTTCAATTACAATGTAAGCCATATTGTTTTATTTAGTGTTGTTAATTATACAGTCCAGAACTTAGATTGGAATTAGGAGGTCAGAAAAGAGAAGTTAACCTCCCCTCCCAAAAGAGATTAACCTCCTTCCCTGACCATAACAGTCCGTCACTTGAGTTGTAAACCAGGTAGGCTGTATAGGGTTAAGAAGTTACCATCACCACTATACATTTAACAGGATACTTAGGAATCTTTTTCAAGGCTAAGTATTTATAATTCCTTATGCTCGGAACTTAGAGGGGTAGACGACTACTTACTAGTCAATCTAATTAAAAAACCCACACAGAGGGAAGCTGTATGGGTCTAATAAAAGCAGGTTTGCTTAAATCAAACCCGATTAAATACTTCCCTTATCTAATCGGACTGACATAGCAAAGATAATAACATTTCAGATATATCCAAAAATATTATTGTACAAGAGCATCAATGTCTACGCCATAATCATTTAATACATTTATGATATGAGCATAGACTAAATCAACAGCATCGTAAGGAGTAACCTTATCTTCTCCAAGATGCTCTATCCTGTTCTCTACACTACTGCGTGTATTGTTTACTATCTGTAGGATAGCTAGGGCTAAGTCTGTTGACCTTACAGCCCTAAGATGGTCATACCTGTCGTCAATGTTTGTCAAATCAAATGTCAGTGTTGCTGTTGCCATGGTTCTTGGTTTTTGTTTATTATTAATGATTCACACAATAAGTACGTAAAAGTGTGATATTTTACACATTTATGTACGTAAAAGTGTGATAAGTTACACTATTCCGAACATATCGTATTCTCTCTTATCCTTCTCTCTCTTTTTCTTGTAGTCGCTTTCACAAGCCTTACAGTATACGGATAACCTATCTGATGTAGCTGATGACCTGTTGAACATTTTCCGGTCCTTAATAGTTTTACACCTTGGACATTTCTTACTTTGTGTCTCGCTCATGTTTTACAGATTGTGGTTGTTTTGTTTTACATTTTGAGCAGTATTGAGGTGGCATTTCAATGTGCCATTTTATGGCCCGTATTTCTTCATCTGTGAAGTCTTTACCCGTCTTCATTATAACTCTACAACTAGAGCATAGCAAAGCACCAAGTCCACCATTGTATTTGAATATTGCCTTCATATTGAGTAAATTTACTCATTACCTTGAGTAAAGGTTTCGTTGTAGTATTGTTCTGCACTTTTTAAAGTCATATCTTGAGGATATTTACATCCTTCATCATAGCCTCTATCAACTGCGTTCATTATCTGCTCCTTCTCTAACTTTAGCGACATATCTCTTGCGTCATTAAGATTAAATCCATCTTCGTGACAATTTGCATCAATCCAATCCCATAGTGTCTGCATTGCTGTTTGTTGTGCCATAGTTTATTTGTTATAAGTTAATTGACTTTGCATCCACAATGCACCTCTTGAAAATCCATCTGTGAACGTGCATTCATTTGTTAAATCAAAATTGTCTTTATTGTACTACTTCCAATCATTAAATCTTTTCATCGCTATTTCTTCTTTAGTTACTATTACAGTTGGATTAGAATGTGGTATTGAATGGTTTCTTTCAATAGCCTCAAGTGCGTCTAATTGATATTGAAATGCACTTATCTCTGCGTTTAGGATTATCTTATCTTTTTGTAAGTTGCTTAGGTGATTTTTGATATCGCTAATTGCTCTTTCTATTTTGTTCATAGTTTATCTTTTATTTGTTTTAAAATATCAACAATATCTTTTAATGCTATTGTTATAAAAATGCTGCCTACAAATATTGCTACTGATGTCATAAATTTAAATTTGATATCCTTCAGGATACTTTGTTTGTACTTGCTGAACATCACCACCTTTAGATAGTGTGGATTCTCCACAACTTTTACATTTCATTCGAGGTATAACATTTACATGAAAGTTATAGTCATCATATCCTGATACATTCTTTTCTATATGATTGCAAAATTCACATTCATAAGTTCCCCAAAAATCTCTTCGCATTTGTTCTGTAACTTTTTGTAGTTTCATGTTATTATGGTTTAAGTGCTTTAATAATTTCATCCTCTGACATATAATAATCGTTTGAGATCCATTCTACTGCTGTCTGTGCCATAGTTTATTCTGATTTAGTATTTTATCTCTCATCCATTTAGCACCATTAGACCAATCTTCATTTGGTGGTATCTCCATATCTTTTGTCACTTCCCTATACCCCCAAGATTGTTCCTCTATCTCATCATCACTTGGTAGTTCTATTGGAGTAACATATTCATCAATATATTTCATAATATGTTCAGCATCAATCATAGATACCTCGCATTTCTCTGCTGCTATTAGAAACATTTCTTTTGTGTATAGTTTTTGTTCTGTCATAGTTATTTAATTTTAAGTTTACCGTGTTATTTAATTTTATTAAGTATTTGGTTTCTCATCCAAGATGCACCCCTTTCAAAAAAGTCTTTTTCTATCAAAACCCAACCCCTCAAACTTTCAATTTTATTTTCTATATCCTCATCACTCGGTATTCCTATTGGCGTTAGTTCATTCATTAGGCTCTCCTCAGTATCACCCTCATGGAAATCTTGCCAAAATGCTTTTTTAAGCAATTTTCTTACCTGCTCTTCTGTATATAGTTTTACAGATACTTGTCTATTCTTCTTTACTAAAGCATCCCATTCTTCTGGTGTGCCATTAAATTGCATGTATTCCATAGTTTATTTGTTTAATTTTTCTAATTCTTCTTGCAGTCTTTTAAGAAACGATTCCTCACCATCATCACCAGACAGCAGGTAATCAATACGATGCGAGTATATAGCTGCCTTACGAAGGATGACAACAGCTTCCTTGAACTTCTCTATCACCTCGTCAGGATACTTGTAGTGGCTCAATTCTTCTGGGTATTTCTCAAACCATTCTGGGTCTCTATAATATCCATCGTCACTAAGCTCTTCCCTAGTCTTAGGTCTTCCGTTCTGCTCTATGTAATGCTCCACGATTTCAGCCATGTAGGCTATCTTATGCTGGTCGTAGTTGAATTTTCCTCCACTCATGCTTTTTGTATTTCTTCTTTTACTTCTGTCCAATAGTTTACTCTTGCTTCAATTACATCCATTGAAACTGATGGTTCTATGTTTGCAATTATCTCGTCAACAGCTACAAGCGAACACTCAATAGCCACTCTTTTACTAACTACCTTACTCATGTATTTAACTATTAAATACGCTGCTTTTTGATTAGGATTCATGTTGTTTATTTATTTTGATTATTACGGTGGTATACTACTTTATCTGACATTTTATTAAACTGATTCATAGTACACCATTGATTACTAAGTGAAGTATTAGTATCCCAGCAACTCCACCAATGGCAAACCCTACAAGGAATCCGTCCATAAACTTTTCGTGCTTGTCTTCCATAATTTGTCTTTTAGGTGCACAAAACGTGCGTTTTTAGTACTTATAATACAAGTTATAGCTCAATAATGTTCCCGAACGATGTCAGCCCAAGGTCAAACTTCCCGTCATCCACGCATGATCCATTGGAGAATATGGTGTTGGTCTTGCTAAACCTTGACACCCCCTGATTGTATATGCCGTCCATGTTGTGGATGTGACCAAACAGGTGAGCCTTCGGAGGGTGCTTGAATATCCACTTCATTAGGGAACTATCTCCGCACTGTTTTACATCTCCAAAATTATCTTCTGTAAGGTCTCTAACTCCCTTTCCAGGCCCATGGGTGACAAGTATGTCAATGTCTGTAGGCATGTGTTCCCACATCCTGTTTATCTTATCCCTAGCCTTCATGAATGACCACTCCCCAAATGTTGGTGTGTATGGTGAGCCGAATATCTTTAGCCCATCAATAGTAACTTCTTCATGCTCTAGGTATATTAACCCACGATCAGTGAAGCTATCCTTATGGTATATCCTCTTCTCAATAGATGTGTCGTGATTACCTGCAACGTATATCTTATACTTTACGGGTATGGTCATGTACCACTCTATGAATCCGAATACCTCAAGAGAGTTCCTTGCCACGTCTCTGTAGTTAGAACAGTCCCCTGAATGTATTACCATATCAATCCCATCCCATCTATTCCATGGGATGTGCTTATGAAACCCGTGCGTGTCGCTGATATGCAGTATCTTCATTTGAAATAACTTTTAAGGATTTCTTGCATATATGTATCTGCATGTATTTCTAGTGCATCTACAAGAATCTTTATGTCAAATTCTATAGGCCCATACTCTTCATCTGAACAGTCAAACCTAACTACGTTTCCATCAAGTTCTATATATGCCTGTCTGCTGTATTTGGCTTCTCCTTTGAATATTGGCGTTTTCATGCTATGAGAGTTTTAAACATTACTCCTACTTTAACATTAAATTCTTCCATAGTTCCTGAGTTATCTATTCTATAATCAAAGTTCCACTTATCAAGAGCCGTCTCTGATGGGTGACTATTGATAGGTTCTAGTCCAGGTCTGTCTACCCTTATAACAAAACCTCCTTTATCTTTTATGGCCTTTGCCTCATTAGGGAATCTTGTATCTGTGATAACCCACTTAGACGCATCCTTGTCCTGACGCGTGTCCCCAATATAGCCGGAGAACTTCTCACTCCTATAATCAGACATCAATGCATTTACCCAAGCATTAGGATGAAGCCCATCTCTTATGGCATCAGTTCCTAATTTCTGTAGTAGTTCTCTTATTGACATCATCTCAACAAACTCAATGTCACTAAATGGTGTGATGGAGTTCAATGGATTGGGTCTAACAGTACTCCATTCGCTGCCCAAGTATGTATTCTTAGCATCTCCATCTTCAAATAGATGCACAGGTAGTCCAGTTAGGATACTAGCTATAGTCTTTAGCTTGCCCGCCCATTTCTTTATTACCCAACCGCTATCTATCCGCTGAATCATAAGACCTACGGTGTCCTTACCGGATCCGGCATAACCTGATACTCCAATAATCATAGTGTGTGTTTTATTCGTAAGAGATTTTAATGTTTCCTTGCTTGATAAGGTCATACTTCTTAGCTAGTTCTACTATAGACTTATAGACCTCCGGATATACATCCAACCATCCACTACATACCTTAATGCTATGCATTAGTGTGCTGTGTTGTTTTAGGTTAAGCATCCTGAATATCTTATTCATAGTCAACCCCTCTTCTTGTACAAGCATATACCTAAACCATATCTTCTCGTATGAGTTTCTCTGTCTACCATTAGAGAATAGTATTTCTCTGTCTATGCTGAAATGTTCCGCTATAGCAGATGCCCACTTGTCTACGCGCGGATCATCAGAGTCTATGTCAGCAGACCTATACTCATGAACATGAACAGACTTGCCATACTTTTTATATATGAACTTCTTGAAATCATCTACGTCATTCCTGTACGCCATCTTTTATCTTTTGATAATTGTTTAATAAGTCTATCGCCTTGTAGTCTATGTCTTCCTGAATCCACCCCTTGCTGTTGACGAGCATATCGATTATCATTAACCTCATCATGTCATTCATCTTCTTGTGTGAATTCCTAGACCTATTTACCTTGTTGAAGACGCTTGATAGATTTGCTAGTTTATCTTCGCATGTATTCATATTATTTGAAATTTACCATAGGGATATATATCCACCACTCTTATTAATCCTACCTTATACTCTGTTATCCTATAGTTCTCAGATACAATAGACCTAAACTCCTTGCTATGCTCAGGCATCGTTGTCCAATCTAGTACAGCCAAGCAAGATACCTTAGAGTATTCTTCATGCACCATTAAAGCCTCACAGGCGTTCCTTAATGCTATTAGGGAGTAGTTCATTTACCATTTTATTATATGTTTCTTTCTGACCCATTACATACCCCTTGTAGAAGCACAGCTTTATAAGACTTGGGTGTATGTCGGGTAAATTGTACGTTGCATCAAAGTCGGATTTGAACTTCTCGTAAGCCATCTCCATTCCGGTGGATATTTCCGTATTAGTCATGTGTGTTTATTTATTGCAAGATAGGTACAAGGCGTGGACAAACCATTGCGATTTATCCACAACCTTGCACATCTTATGGTTAAATAGAAGGCCTATTCTTCCTGTTATCAAAGTCTTTACCACCGAATCTACCACCGCCATCCATCATCTCATCTTCGACAGTTATTTCATAAGATATATCTATCCAATCAGATGCATCCATTGAGTAACGCTTAGTTTCGTCAATGATTTCGCTCCAACGGTATGAGTCTATCTCTGAGCTGTCAGACATTAGCAGTATTTCCTTTGCGGTTTCAAGTGCCGACTCTTTACTATCTGCATGGATATCATGCTCTTCTCTTTCCCATGCGATTACTTTGCGATAGATTGTTACCTTCATAGTTCTACTTTTACAGTTTTAATGAATCCTCTCATTGCGTTTGTCTCTGCTTCGTTTGGAGTGCTGTACAGAGTGCTGTCTATCTTTAACTTACCACCGAAGATATATGCATTAGCATACATTACTTTAGTTGTGTTAAGATCAAGCTTAGACTTGTGTTTCTTACCACGCCTACCATCCTTGTCCCATGTAAGAACTTTGCCATCTACAGTTCCTACTTGTACTCCTAACTCTTTTACAAAGCAAAGGTTTGTTACTTTCTTTCCATTTTTCGTGAACATAATCATTGGTTTTTGTTTGGTTTATAATACAGGCAATACGCCATTTTCTCCATAAAATAATACCCCTCCATCGTTCCCCTCATCATCTGATGATAGGATGCATGAAGTCCCGTCATTAAGAAAGAAACAGATAGGTCTACTATACCATCCCATGTGCTCCATCTCTTCATCATTAAGGTATCTAACCTCAACAATAGTTTTACCTTGAAGGGTTTTCTTAGCTACTCCATTCCAGTAGGCTTCTAGTTCTTGTTTTGTTTTTGTTTGCATATTATAATTCTGCTTCAAAGGAACATTGTCCTGTTTGGATAATAGATTTTTCTATCTTCTTTCCTAAAAGATAGTCCGCGTAATCATTTAAGCAACTAATTGGGATGCCTTCTTTCTCCAACATCTCATCATTGCATCCATCATGTTCTGAAAAGAACTTGAATAACTTTAGCATATTATCTCCTAACTTATCCTCTATCCTTTTTAGTTCTATTTGAACATCCTCTAGGTGATCATCATGAAAGAAGTACTGAATGTAACCTGGTTCACACTCAGCATCCTTGCTGAATCTTGATGCCGAATTGCTTGGCTGAACGCCAAACCAAAATTTACCTTCAATGTCTCCGCTGTAATACCTTCCCATGGTTGTTGTTTTTAGTAATTAAAACTGTGTGATTGCTGTATCCAAATACCTTTTATCTTTTTCTCAACAGTGTAGTCTCCATTGTACAGCCTGTTTTCTCTATTGGTTAGCCATACCCTAACATCACCGTCATCTATCTTCAGCTCATCTCCATCCCAGGCTTGCTCAATGGTGTCTCTGTTGATTAACTCTTCTCTTGTGTACTCCATAATTGTTGTTTTAGTTTGATGAAAAATAAAGTTCTCCGTTGTTTTTGAATACGTATTCTTGCCCATTCTCTACAATGGTAACGAGTGTACCATTCCTAAGTCCATCTGAATAAAACTTGGCATATGGATCAGGCGAGTTGTCTAATACCTTTAGCACATTGGTTGGGTCCACCCTAGTACACCCGTATATGGGTGTATGGGTGAACGCGATTCTTACCATAGGAAAATCATTTGCCAATAATTGTCTGTAATAGCCTTTTGTAGGTTGCATAACATTTGTTTTTGATTGCTAGAAAATATCTTGATGAGAGTCAGAAAGGTGCTACTGATCCGTGAAAGCCACAGCAGTAAGAACATAAGCCATCTTTAGATAACTCACTTTCAAAGTAGTCAATGCTACAATTCCAACACTCTGCTTTAACCGAAGAAGATGTCTTGCTATACTTCTTGCCATCGTATGTCCAACCATCCCATAGATCAGCATTGGTATCTTTCTTATCGTATGTACCATACCAATCATCAGCATATCCACCATAACCACTGCCAAAGCTTTTGCCGTATCCACTGCTGTAGCCCTTGCTGTAGTTGAATGAGCCACCATAAGACTTAGTTACTTTAGGAGGAAGGTCAAACGTATACACCTTGGTGCAATTAACCATTATACTATACACCATGTTGAGACAATTCTCTACATCGTGTAGGTTAATCATCTCATCATCGCAATGTGGATTATAATAACCACATGACATGTTAGCTACAGCTACACCTACCCCATTCTCAGCTAACTGAAACACATCGGTAAGACCACCCGTTGACTCACTATAGCCATACTCCTCAATGATTGGGGATATGTCAGTATAGAACTCCTCACCATATAAGTCAGTACCGAATATGTTGTATACAAAATCCTTATTGCCTTTGCGGTCGCACTGCAATACAAACCTAACGTCATTGAAGAATGACATATCAGCAAGGCTACTACCTACACATCCAATCTCCTCATCTCTAAAGAAGGCAGCCTTGCAGTAGTCCAGGCTATCAAGCATTGTCATTGCGATATATATACCCACCTTATCGTCACCACCAATCCCTGTGGGTGTCATGTTCTTGATGTCGTATGCCATAGCAATGTTGTCATCGTGTACTACCATGTAGTCCGCGTCGGGTATAATATCATGGACTGTATCGGTGTGCGATACGATACATGGGTAGTAACCATCGGGGCTGATACCCTTAGTAATATAGAGGTTACCCTCAGAATAGTCTACCTCATACCCACGTTCAAGGCACTTGTCAAAGATATATTCAGCCATGCGTTCTGTCTTTCCGGAATAGGACTGAATGTTTAGGATTTCTAAAAAGTTACTGTTCATTGTATTATTATTTTATATGTTTGAAATTTCTTGTGTTGCAATATCGCTATGAGACCCAATCAAAAACCATGAGCCACTATTAATACACCTAACAGACTCAGACTTGAGAGCGTAGTCATCATTCCACAGCTGTACTGCATCGGACAGCTCTACCCATGACCCGTCATAAAGCTCCACTGCATCATCCTCATGCACATATTCTCCATTGGATAACTCCCTAGCCTGATCGTATGGTACTGCTGTACCATCACGAAGCCATGTAATATCATCAACGTGCATGTACTCATCATGAATATCTACATATGCGATGTCTTCAGAGCCAAGGCAGTAGTATGCCCTACGCCTGTGTACATATACGCAGTCATCCTCAAGGCGATACCCGTCACTTGTGTCATGAGCCTCGTCACTGTGTACATACCCAACTACATACCTACCATTGTGGTTGCGGTAATCCAGGTATGTGGCATCATCCTCATCAATCATGTTGCCATTAATATCCTCAACATTAGAACTGCTTTCATCAAATGAACCATCGGTACATCTTAGTGTGCGGTAGTCACTAAACCCACTAGATTGGTTTGATATTCTGCCCGTAACCATGCACAGATACATCATAGTATCCATATATGGGTAATAGTAGAGGTCAAACCTATTCAACTGAGCTGTCACCCTTGAGCTATTGTTATTCCTACCCTCACCATTCAAATCAAACTCACTCCAATGACATGAGTGGTTGGACTTGTAACTTATGCCATTTGCCTTGGCAAAGTTGATGAACACTGACTTGAGCGAGTCAGCAGAGTACACTGTATCCATACACAGACCTTGGTCAGTCTTCCACAACAGCGCCCTACCATGTACCTTATGCTCTGCATCAAGCAGTACAATAAGGCTGACAGTATCAGGGTTCTTGCTGAATATGTCAAAGTAATTCTCATCAACGTGGCGCATACAGCTGTTGATAAGGTTGCCACCGGCCTCTCTAGCATATGCATCTTGATTGTAATACAATGGTATCAGTTCGCCATTGCATACAGCAATTCTATACACAGGATCGCTACCGCCATCGCCATCACCATTGACACCTACATAAGATGCAACATAGTTGCTGAACTTTTCGTAGTGTGTATCTGTTATGCGAAGATGGTTGACTACATCGGGATGCATTACTTTGCGAATTACCCTTGCAGTCTTGCCGTCTTGCCTACCCTCTCTACTCCACTTGCCGTCATCATTTACCTTATGCTCCTTTCCTGACGGAAGGAATGAAATCATACCGCCACGCATAGTGAGGTAGTTGACTTCATCGCTGACACTGTAAGTACTGTAGGAGGTGAGGGCACAACAGATTTGGCAGTTATGCTCACGATAGATTTCATTGACCATCCTCTTAAAGGATGCAGACATGTTGAGATTGCTCATGTGTGTGGTTTTTATGATTAAGAAAAAGATTTCCGTTCACGAATAGCGCGGTTGATGTACCCTTTACGATACTTGACATGAGAGTCATGAGCGACCTTCATAAAGAAGATGCATGAAACCAGTGAGAGGATAGCATACTTTAAGTAGTGGAAATGCCCCCCAATACTAAAGATTAGGAAGATAAAGAAGGCTTGACCCGTGAGGATCACTAAGGCATCAAATACGTCTGACTTTTTCATGTGCGTGTGTGTTTAGATTGCAATTTAGCAATTATTAATGAATAAAAATGTTAAAACTACCAATTAATTCCAAGGGCTAGCTTGCCTATCGCTGTGATTCTTTGATGGCCATTGACCATGTATGTAGATACGTAGGTCATTTGAACTGCGAGGGCTATGAGGATCACTACGCCCATGATAATTGATACTGCTTTTTCTTGTTTGCTCATTTTACTTGGTTTTGATGATTAACGATATATTGTTGCGATGCGTCTTCCATTAATGTCTGTCAAGTTGTATGCAAAGACATCAAAACCGCCCTCTTCTTTGATAGTATACTCATCAAAAGAATGCTGAATAGACTCGTAGAAACCTCCTATGTCATACAGGTCAGCGTCCTCTGTCTTTCTTATCTCAATTCCTCCATCATTTATGTACGATATGGAGCAACCTTTAAGATGCTTGAATATAAGATCGACTACATCATCGTGTTGGCTAATGTTAACCTTGTTTGCAATATCATTAAGAGCATACACCATACTAGTATCATCATTAAACTCAATAGGGCCGTAAAATGGATACCTTTCACCATCAATACCTACAGTGTATGGCTTTATGGTTTTTGTTGCGATACAAACAGAAGCATTTACTTCGTTGCTAAATTTGAATTCTAAGTTCATGTTATTAGTTTTTACAAGATTCTTCAATAGCTGTTGCAATACAGCCGATTACTAAAGATGCGATGGCAAAGCAACACCTTCCGCTTTGACCCCATTCATATGGGTTAGGCATGAAGGATATGAATGATACCAAAGCATACATGCTGATGAGCACAATGCTCAATATGTAGATGAACCTATGCTTACGCATACAACCCCCTTTCTACAGCTTGCATAGCTGTTTTAAGTTGGAAAGACTTGTACATTGCCCATGCGTCAGCCATCCTTTCTTTATGGTCTGTCTTTTCAGAGAGAGCATAATATTTGCTGATGAGGGTCTCTGTGGTGCTCTTTTTGGCTACCACTGACTTGCCTTGGTAGACAAGTGTTGTCTTAATTCTCTGTCTCATTGTGTGTTGTGTTCAGATGTACTGCTGTCCCCCAGTATATGTGTGATTAAAAAATAGGCAATGGGAGGGAGTCGAACCCAACCTACAGGCGACCATCCATTGCTTTTAAAAAGTTATTCACGCGTGATCATTCCATTATGCAACAACATCCCGTTGTTCATAGTATTTTACTCCCTACTTATTCAACATCCAACACCCACTTATAGTGTAGGATGGCTTTCGCCCAGGAGGGGTCTATTACAGCTATTTGATAGCCTCAGCGGACCAAGGGCATTACCCCTCACCTTTCGGTCGAACCCGCTTAAATACGTTTACCACAATGCCTTAAAACGTACGAAAATTACATGCATTTTCCTTGCAAATGTATGCCATAGCCTTGCATCCTTACAGCAAAGTTGTGCATCTCAAAAGCCCACTTGGATTTGTATTGTCTACAATGATGCCAATGCATTACCCACAAGGTGAATTAGTTGTTCTCAAAAATAGTTGAACGCAACCCACCTATGGCGTAGAATAATGGATGACAATGCACCATAAATAATACCCAATATGTCAAAGAAACTTTTCATATCAGTTGAAGAACTCAGAAAGAGCTAAGGGCACAGAAAGCACCCCCCAACTTCAGCTATGAGAGTTTTTGCCTAAAAAAAACTGAAAAATAAAAGAAAAAAAGAGGGGAGTCGAACCCCTCTTACCTTCCGGTAGTATAGCCTTACTTTTTTGATGCATATCTTTTTACTAACTGACCAATTAACCAAACCGAATATTTACCGGATTTTTCGTACTGCTTTTTTTCGTAATCTGTCCTAAATTCGGCTAAGTTCGGGAGCTGTGAAATTTCATCCGCAGTTATATTATTGAATTGTGCGAAGAAATTAACTGCATCCGCAAATTTTAACCAACGTTTTAGGCAGTACATATACCCTCCTGCATCTAATTTGTGCAGTTTGTTTATTGTTTGTAGACTTCGTTGAATTTGTCCCGCAGTTACACCCTCTGAAAGGTAGACTACCACTTTTTTACTTTCTTTGTTAGCTTTGTCAATCTTTGCGGCTGCTTCTTTGCCGGTAACCGCTTTTGTTATTTCGGCTTTTGCTTTTGACTTTCCGGCAGTCGCTTTGTTTGTTGCTTTTGCTTTGCTTTGTGCTTTTGCTGTGCTTTGTGTTTTTGTGCTCATGGCTTTGATTTTTAATGTATAATGAATAAATAATGAATAAACAAAGTAATTTTATAGGCAATATTTCAAAGAACGAAAACCAGTATTTCGGCTAAAAAAAATTTAGAGCAAATGCATAGCATTGGCAAAGCTCAGACAGAGCTCCCGAACGGCTTAACGAAATAAAAGAACTGCAGTAAAGTTATAAATAATATTTGAAATAATATGTATAAAATGAAAGTATTTTTCAACTATTTACGAAAACGTTTTCGTTAATTTATTTTGTTATATCGCAAAAAATATGTATTGCGAAACGTTACAATTTATTATGTAATTAATACATATTAAAGGGAATTTTTCACTACATGGCAAAGGATGGTGAATTTTTCAAGGTGAATAGGTAGCGGAAAGGAACACAGCGAAGCAATACAACTTTTCAACGAATTTCCCAAACCAAAACAGTATCTTTAAGAAAAGATTAACATATTAGAGATTTTTCTAATATGAAGGGTACTCGGTTAGGTAAAACGGTTTTCCTGGATGATCTTTGGCGCAAAAAAAAATATGGGACCCTTACGACATTACATACCTACCCTTATTTTTGCACAGTAAAATCCCTTAAATATGCACAATAGGATACCCTTTAATATATATAAGAAGGAAACTTCATAACTAACTGACAATCAATACTAAGATTCCCCTATTAGGGGATTAATTCCGCCAATAGTATGAAAAGTGTATATTTGGGTATGAAGAAAAAGCACGAAGAGTACCTAAGTAACCCGTATAGGATTAATGGTATAGTAGAGAGGGCGTATACTACTAAGGCAGATGAGACGCTTACGGTAGACCCTGAGACTGGACAGATATATACCATGAAGAAGATTAGCCAGAACAAGATGCTGCTCCATGACTCATCTGTGTATACCAAACTGTTTCAAGATGGGGTATCTTCATTGATGAGTTTATCGCATCCATCTCTTAGGATATTGCTATATGCCATGAGTGTAGTTAAGCCATTAAGCGAATCTGTTATGTTGCATGCTCCTGATGTATGCATGGTTTGCGGAATGGCAGAAAAGACGTTCTATAATAACCTTATGGAGCTGTTAGACAAGAGGATATTGTCAAGGAAGCTAGGTTCGTCTATAGAATTTTGGTATGACCCTAATATCTTTTTTAATGGCAATAGAATTAGGGTTACACCCCAAAAGTTATCTAGCCTAAAAACTAGTTAATTTCGTGGAATGAAGTATGAGATACCCGATGAATTCAAACAGTTTGTTGCTCATGTAAGGAGGAGGTGTACTGTAAACAAGATAGAGCTTGTGATGTCACCATCTAAGAATGTGGTAATAACAGATAGTTTCTCTACGGACTGTTCAGGGTATTTTGACGATGTAAATAGGGCTCTTGTGGTAGCCTGTGGTAAGCCGTTTAAGGACTGGATAGAGATTATGGTACATGAGTACTCGCACATGGAGCAGTGGCTTACTGACGATAGATGGGCTCATTGGACGGATTGTTGCTTAGACCTATGGGATTGGCTAGATGGGGAAAGGGAGCTCAATAATATCCAGATGAAGATAATGGTAGACGGAATGATTGAGCTTGAGAGGGATTGCGAAGTTAGGGCTCTTGAGAACATGAGGAAGTGGAAGTTACCTATAAACAAGACTAGGTACGCGAAGAAGGCTAACCTTTATTTATACAGCTACAGGGCAATACCAATCATAAAGAAGTTCCCAACTGGGCTGTACGACAACAAGGATTTAATAGAAATGTGCCCGTCTAGGATATATAAGAGGTACGAGACAGTGCCAAAAGATGTCTTAGACCTGATTATCAAAACTTACGGATAAGTTTCTTATTTTTGTTATAAATAACGTAAAAATGCCACAACAAGAGCCTAAAAAATCTGCGCCACCTAAAAAAGCAATGCCTGGAGTAGGCGGAGTAATAAGAGGTATAATATCAGGAGGAGCATCAGCTCCTAAAGTAACTCCTAAAGCTCCAGCAAAGCCTGAAGCTCTGCCTGAGAAAAAGACTCCTCCGGCTAAAGTAGTTACCAAAGTAGTCACTAAAACAGCTCCTAAAAAAGTTGTAGCAAAAGAAGAGCCTAAGAAGGCAGAAGAACCAATGGTAGAAGATGAAGATTGGGGTGGTAAAGAATACGTTGAAAGAGCATACAAGCCAGTTACTAACGACAGTACATCAAAGGGTGATGATGACGTATATTTTAGGTCAGGTCTTTACAAAAGAAAAGGTGGAGATGTGTTCCCTACTGATAAGTATAACGAACTAAAAAATAATGGTAAGTTAAAAGCTTATATAAAAGAGTTTAATAGAAGGGATAGTATTGCTGACAAGGTGAATACAGAAAGGTCTAAAAAAGTCACCTATAATTTAGCTGACAAAAGGAATGCTGAGATAATTAAGAAGGACGTTGTTAATTCATTAAAAAATTTCAAATAATATGAAAAAGCCAATCAAAGAGTACGGAGGTAAAGAAGTATACCCTTCAAAGGGAGCCAAAGCCAAGCACGAGAAGAAAGAGACAAAGAAGTCAGAAGCAAAGGAGAAGTTCTTGGCTATGATTAAGAAAAAGAAAAAGTAGTGGAAGGTAATGTATCCATATCTCCTATTAACAGACAGTTCATTGCATCGCAAGGGATTATTAAGGGATTAGGAAGTAAATTGTCAAATCGCAAAAAATCAAATAAACAAACGGAAATGAAACAACAACCGAAGCCTAAGATGGTTAAAGGAGAGATGGGTGGAACTTACACTCAAGCTAAGATGAATAAGATGAAGACCGAGTTTGGAAAGTCTCTTCAAGGACAGAAGGATTACACAGCTAAGTTTCAGAAGATGACTCCTGCACAGAAAGCTGTAGAGAAGAAGAAGTTTGATGCATCATATAATAAGCTGAAGAAAGAATCTGCAGCACTAAAAGCTAAAAAGAAGTAACATGCCACAACCAAAAAAAGTTGCAGTAAAAGCTGCTAAAGCTGTCGCTAAAAAGACTACGCAAAAAGCAGATAACACTAGGGTGTCTAAGGTAATTAAACAACCTGGAGTTGGACCTAATTACTCTGAATTCAATAAGTACGGTAGTGGGCTTATGCATATTACTAAAAAGCCAAATGCCCAAGACACCGCAGATTATAAAGCAGGATATAAGGTTGGTGCTTCAAACGCAAGAAGTGGTAAACTAGCATCTCCAGACAAAAAGGGAAATCCAAAGCTAGCCTGGTATCCTTTTAGATCACAGGGTTCAATTCCTATTATGGGTCGTACTGAAACAAGTAGATATGCAGAGGGTAGGCTTGAGGGAGAAAAAAGAGGTAAAAAGAAATAGCTATGGCAAAGGCCAAAGGAACATCTGATAAAATAAAAGTAAACTTCGGAAAGCGCAAGAAAGGCGCTTCTCAGAAGTCTTTTAATAAACACGATAGAAAGGATAGAAAATACCGTAGGCCATGAGTAGTGCCGTAAAAACAAAACCAACATTATGGAAAAGAATAGTTGCAAATGTAAAAGCGGGCTCGAAGGGTGGAGATGCGCAGGAGTGGTCTGCGCGGAAAGCCCAGTTGGCGGTAGCCTTATACAAAAAATCTGGTGGTGGATATCAAGGAAAGAAGTCAAGCTCAAATTCGTTGTCGAAATGGACGAAAGAGAAATGGACAACCTCTTCTGGGAAGCCCTCGGATGGGACGCGTCGGTATTTACCGGAGAAAGCGTGGTCAGCACTGAGCCCAAGTCAAAGAGCCGCAACAAACCGAGCAAAAAAGCAGGGGAATCAGCAGGGAAAGCAGTTCGTAAGCCAACCAAAAAAGATAGCCCAAGCCGTAAAAAGATTTAGGTAATACTATTTAGAAGCAAACACCCCTGTGATAAACAGAATGTCTACTTCGTATGGTACTACAATCATAGCAGCTAACCAAGCTATACATGCGATATAAAGTCTATAATTTTTCATGTGTTATATTTGATTCAAAGTTATAGGGTTATTGCGAAACAGCAAAATATATTTTTATGATAGAGCATAGGGGTGAGAAATTCTCAGGATACAATAAGCCAAAGGATGCATCGGATGGTGTTCACAAGAAGGTTGTACTTGCTAAAGAGGGCGATAAAGTAAAGATTGTTAGGTTTGGAGCAAAGGGTTATTCCTCAAACTATTCCCCGGAAGCAAGGGAGCAGTATAGGAAAAGACACGCCAAGGAAGCGAATTCTTCAAAATTATCTGCTGGTTGGTGGGCTTATCACTATCTTTGGAGTAAGAGTTCGCAAGTGTACAGAAGCGGTAAGTCTTCTGGCAAGGGCGAAAGATTCAAATAAACCAAACCATATATGGAGCATCTTTACAACACTATCAAACCTGTTGGCAAGAGAGTAATTATTGCCGTGCGTTCCGGGGAAAAAGATTCACATAAAGTCATTAGAGATGACGGAACAGAAGTTGAGTTATTTATAAATACCAACTATTCCTGGGATGGCAAGATAGCCAATCATACACAGGGTAAACTTCTAACAGATTACAAAAACCTTAAAGCCGGAACAGATGTATTGTTCAACCATAACTCAATCACCGATGACAATAAAATGGATATCGAGCCAGATAACATTACCTCGGTACACGCCATTGACTCAAATATGTTACACTTTGGTGTAGAAGGAGACAGAGTTATTTGCATAGACGGATTCCTGCTAGCAGAAAGAATCTACGAAGAAGAGAAGTCTTATGGAAGTATTATACTTGCCGATAAGGCAAAGAAGGAATGCATGCTTAAGATACTTGACAAGCCAGAAAGCATAACAGACTTTGAAGTAGGAGATATAGCTATTGTATACAAGTTCTCTGATTATGAGATGACTCACAATGTTGGAGGAAAAAGGAAGAGTTTAATCAGATTAAAATATACAGACTGTATTGGCAAATGGGAAAACTAGAAGACAAGTTAGCTCTATACGAATCTGATGGTATAGTTGGTGCGTACTACGCACTCAATAGAAAGCTAAATGAGATAACATCCTTATTGAATAATAATGACCTTTCTTCTCTTGATTTGTCCGATAAGGACGATGGATCCTGGGAGAGGGTAATGAAGCTATTTAATAGTGTTGGAGATATAAATGAAGTACTCAAAAAACTAAGGGTAGATAACCAATTGTCAGGAGACGAAGAAAAAGACAAGTCTCGTAGAAAGCCTATCATAGAAGAACTGTTTAAATGACGGAAAGAATAAAGCTATCAGACGACAAGGAAGTAATATACGATGCCTATCAAAAGGCATTGTCTGCACTACGTGTTGAGAAGTTTAGAAACAGGGCACATATAGAAGACAAGAAAGAGATTCGGAAAGAGAAGAATAAGAAGATAAATACAATGTCATACAAACACTTCCGTATGACGCAGGTTCTGTGGGGGGTAAATAAAAGGATAGAAAGACTCAAAGGGAGATACGAAGTACATCAGGCTAAGGGCAGAAGAGACGGATATAAAAAAGCTATAGCTAGAATGGATAAGCCTGTATTCAAAGCAGAAAACGCATCTAGGTTTATAGGCATGCTTAGTGTTATGACAGATGCTATTGGATTGAGCCTACACGAATGTAGCTTCCTTATGTGGGCTAATAGATATGACTACTTCACAAAGGCTGACTTTTCAAGAGATATGCAGGATACTAATGTTCCATACTACGGATGCCTGACTAAGTTAAAGTCAAAGGGTATGATTATGAAGATAGAAGAGGCTAAAGAGTTTGGAAGATTTAAGTTTTGCTTAAATGCAATAGGCAAGTCAACAGCAACTAAGATAGATAAGTTTGTAAAGAAGATAAACTGATGCAGGAATACAACATATACGGAATAACATATAAGTGTCCAGAAGCTCCAAGTGATGTTGATGGTTCTCATTTTGCGAACCGCGAACAATACTTTAGACGCACAGAGATACCTGAGTCATTTGAAGAACTTGAGTTTGATGATGACGGGAACGCTGTATACGATGATTCACATATTGAATTTATAACTAAAGAAGTAGACAAGATTAAGAATGGCTATTGGTTCATGAATGATGGTGAACCAACATATATAAACGGGTTGCACTACTTCTACTTAAACTATTGGACGCTAGAGAATGGAGATATGCCAGACTACAGGGATGTCGATAGGAGATACTTTTACTTCCAGCAGTACTGTGAGGAAGCTATGCAGTGCTATGGTATAATCAGAATCAAGAAGCGTAGGGAGGGGGCAACATCTCAGGCTACCTGCTATCTCGTATGGAAAGCTATAACACAGAAGAAGTCATTCTGTGGAGTAATATCTAAGACTGGTAAAGATGCCTCAGATGCATTCATATATATGGTAATGAATGGATATAGGAATCTTCCTGTATTCCTAAAGCCGAGGGTTGAGGATGAGGATACAAAAACTGAGTTAGTATTTAGAAAGAAGAAGGACAAACGGAAGGCTAAGGTCAGAGACAAGGGTCAGATATACGATAGCGATATTGGTCTTGAGTCTAAGATAAACTTCAAGAATACTGCACTGAACTCATACGACTCTGGAAGGGTTAGTGCTCTGCTAATGGACGAGGCAGGTAAATGGCCAAAGGAGGTACCAGTTAATCAGTACTGGCCGATTGTTAAGAAGACCCTAACTAGGGGTGCGATTAAAGTAGGATTCTGTCTGATACCATCTACAGCAAATGATGCAAAGAGTGGTGGTGAACCATACAAGATGCTATTTGAACAATCTGACCAATTCAAGGATACATATACAGCCACTGGACTATACAGGTATTTTTGCCCTGCTTATGACGGATACGAGGGTTTTATAGATAGGCACGGTAAGTCTATAATTGAAGCCCCTACAGAAGAGCAGGCTAAATACATAAAGGATAGGTACGGACTAAAGATTGACATAGGGTCAAAAGAGTATCTGTTGAAACAACGGCAGTTATTATCAGGGGATAAAAAGGCGCTATCTGAGGAGATCCGGATGAATCCATTTGATGAGAATGAGGCCTTTATGATTGACCAAAAGAAATGCTATTTCAATGCGGAAAAGATATACAATCAGATAGACTTCCTAAAAGAGGAGAGAGTTCCTTTGAGAAAAGTCAGGCTGATATGGAAAGATGATAAGACTGTAGATTGGGTTGATGATAAAGATGGACCATGGAGAGTTTATAAGTTCCCTCCAAACGGAGAGTCTAATAAAGTACTTGAGTCTGACGGAGTAAGAATACCTGCCAATACGCATAAATACGTATCCGGTATTGACCCGTTTAAATCATCTGTTATATCAGGCAAGGGTTCTATGGGAGCCTGTATAGTATTTGAGAGGCTTGATATGAACGACCCAAATAATACCTGTATGCCAATAGTGGAGTACATGGACCGCCCTAGACTAAAATCTATGTTCCATGACGAGATGCTAAAGGCTGCTATATTTTGGGGATACAAGGCATGTTATGAGAATGACGTAGGTGATGACTTCGTTGACTACTTCAGCAACAAGGGGTTCAAGGGCTATCTGATGAAAACACCAGAATCTGCAATAGACAAGAATAGGAGAAGGACGGTATCTAAGTTTGGTGTTACTTCGGGAGATTCATTTGCATTAGCAAGGCAGCTAGATACATGCATAACCTATATTGAGAACCATTGCGAGAAGATTGTATTCCCAGAACTGCTTGAAGAGTTGCTCCAGTACGACCACGAAAACAGAACTGTGTACGATAGAAGTGTTGCTTTTATGATAAGTTTGCTATCTGGCGTATCTTTGGAAAGCAAGCGAATAGAGAAGGCTGCAACCTCTATACCATTGAGGACGTATAAACTAACAACATAATTTGTACTTTTGCTTTAGATTATGGCAAATACTAACAAGGAAATATTGAATTTCCACCTCGGAACAATTAAGTCCAAGAGAGATGAGAAGGAGGGATTGAAAATCTCCAAGTATCTTGAACGGGCTTTTAATAGCGGATATTTTAGCAAGCGTAACAAGAAGTTCGACAAGAACAGGAAGTTTGCTAGAGGTAGACAGCCAATGGCTGAATTCCTTGACCTGCTAAATGTAGACGGTAAAGAGGCGTTTGTTAACCTTGATATGAAAGCTCCTGCCATTGCACCAAAGTTCATACAGGTTATGATTGGTGGCTTTATGAAGCGCGAGGAGAAGGTTAGGGTATCTGCCATAGATCCTATCTCAACAAATAAAAAGAAGTACGAAAGAGAAGAGGCGGAGTTTAGGATGAACTTTGGAGACGAGGTTAGGCAAGTAGAGGAAGCAGCTGGATTGAAACTTATTCCAGACAACGCATATACTCCAGAGGATTATGAAGAATTAGATTTGTTCTTTGGTGGACAGTATCAGCTTCCTGAAGAAATCATGTTCGAGAAGGGAATTACAGCTGTACTTGATACTAGCGGATGGGATGTAATTAAGCGTAAGTTGCTTGAGGATATGATTGAAGTTGGTTTGGCTTGTACAAAAGTAACCTCTTCGAGGGATGGAAAGATTACGATTAGAAGAGTAATACCCGAAAACCTTATTTACTCATATTCTGACTATGACGACTTTAGGGACATGTCATTTATCGGTGAGGTTATCGCAATGAAAATCTCGGACCTGAGAGAGATGTATCCAAACCTAGACGAGGAGAAGTTCTTTAAGGTTTCTCAGAAATCAAAGAACTATACATCATCTGTTAAGTGGGAGGAGAAGTTTAGATATAACGTAGATAGGCCATATGACGACTGGACGGTAGATGTTCTTGATTTTGAAATTAGGACTGTCGACTCTATGATATACCAAGCAAGGATAAACAAGTTTGGAAACCTAATCGTAGAGAAGAAGGATAAAGAACCACAAAAGATTGGCGACAATAAAGAAATCATACGTAAGACCATGAAGGTAAATTACCGTGGTGTATACGTCATGAATTCAGACATCATGCTTGAGTGGGGTATTGCAAAGAATATGATTAAGCCTTCAATTGCAAAAGAGCTATCTGATGTATTCTTCAGCTACAGCCTTTATATGCATGAGAATCTTGACCTAGAGAATATGGCTATCCCTGAAAGGATGGAGACTTCTATTAGGCAGATGACTCTTGCTCATTTGAAGATACAGCAGCTTGTAGCAAAACTTCGCCCTTCTGGACTTATCATTGATATTGATGCATTGTCAGATATAAGTCTTGGTCAAGGTAAGAATGTAACTCCAATGGAGATACAGCAGATTTACGACCAAACTGGTAATATATACTACAGGAGAAAGAGTGAAGACGGAGACCAGATGAATGGAGTACCTATTTCTGAAGCTCCAAATAGCGGAAGCATTGGGCAGATCCAGGAATTGATTACTGTTTATAATCACTACTTAACTAGACTTAGGGATGAGATTGGTGTTAATGAGTATAGGGAAGGAGCATCTGTTAATCCTAAATTAGGTCTTGGTATTCAGAGGTCGCAAGTTGAGGCCTCAAACAACGCCACAGATTTTATATATGACGGATACCTTAATCTGTACAAGCAGACATCATTCAAGTCAGCCTTGCTGCTTTATGATTCAGTTTTGTACGGTGGTCAGCAGTACAGGGATTATATTTCTGATGCTGAAGTAAAGGATAAGCAGTTTGACGTAATTGTTGAAGTTCTGCCTGATGAGGCTGAAAAGCAGTTCTTGAATAGCATGATTCAGACAGCTATATCTGCAAATGCTATTGAGTTTGAAGATGCCTTTAAAGTTAAGAACATCAAGAACTACAAGCTTGCAGAGATGTACCTGTCTAAGGCTAAGAGGAAGAAGATGAGGGATGATATGCAGAAGGCGCAACAGAACTCTGAAATGAATGCTCAATCTCAGCAACAGTCAATTATGGCAAAGGCTCAGGCAGACTCTCAGTTGCAGCAGTTGCAAGCTCAGACTAAAATAGCTATAACAGATGCAGAAGCTAAAATGAAGAGTGATATCTCTAGGCAAGAATTTATCCAATTAGCTTTGATGAAATCATTTGAGTTGGATAGGGAATTACCTGATGAGATACAAAGCATCGTTGACCAATACTTCCAAGAAAAGGAACAAGAAAAGGCTCAACAGATGATGGCTCAACAACAAGCTCAAGAGCAGCAAATGATGCAGCAAATGCAGCAGGAGCAGGGAGAGCAAGAGGAAATGCAATAATGCATATATTTGTAAAAATAAACCAACCATGTCAGAAGCACAATTCAATCCATTTGACACCTCATCTTACTCAAACACTCCAGTGGAGATGTCTCAAGAAGTAGAGGTAAATACAGAAGTAACACCAAGTCCAGAGGTATCTACATCGACAGAAGTTGCAAATTCTGCAATTACTGATAACCCGGTAGAACTTCCTCAGAACATATCTCAAGAAGTAAGTAATGAGGAGACAACAACATTTGAATTTGAGTGGCCAAATGAGGTATCTAAGGATATTTACGATAAGCTTGTAAGTGGTAACATATCTGATTTAGCGGATATGATCTACGAACAAAAAGTTCTTTCAAGTATTGATACATTAGGAGAGGCAGATATTCTAAAGCTAAAGATGGCTTATGAGTATCCAGACCTTACTCCACAGGAAATAGAAGAGGAATTCAGCAGCAGATTCGGAATTGATGACGATGTTGATACTTCTATGATGACTGATGAGGAAATTGCTTCTCACAATAAAAGGATAGAGAAGCAGACCAAAGCAATCTCAAGGGAAATGAAGAAAGAGGTTAGAGAGGCAAAAGACTTCCTTGAGGGATTAAAGCAGGATATTTCGTTTCCAGATATATTAAGTCAAGTTGTGAACACTCAGACGCAAATAACGCCTGAAGATGTTTTGAACGATTACTTCACACAGCAGGAACAGGAACAGAGTCAGGCTTATGCACAAGCTAGACAAGCTTATGTAAACAGCCTTGATGATGGTCTCAAATCCTTTGAAGGGTTCAGTGTCAATTATAAGGACGAGGATGTCCAGTTTGACGGAAAGTATAACCTCACTCCGGAAGAAAAGGTTAATCTTTCAAGTACTCTCAAAGAATTTGATCTAGAAGAGTTTTATGGAAATCGTTATTTCAAGGAAGGAAGATACGATTCTAAACAACTCGCGGAAGATGTATACTTCCTGCAAAACAGAGATAAGGTGGTAAACTCACTTGTGACACAGGCTGTGTCTAAAGCGAAGTCAGACCTACTTAGATCAATGAAGAATATCGATTTCAATGACTCTCCAAGGGTTGCTGCTACTTCGAGTTCTAACGATGACTATAGTGCGATGGTATCGAAATTGTATAGCATCTAATAATAACAATTTAAAATAGATTACAATGCCAGTATTACAACCAGGTAATGTGATGCAAACAGGAATTCAAAGGTCATTTATGTCTGACCTTTCCATCCTGAAGCCTCAGTACTACCCACAATTTATTGACAAGTATGGTTCTCAGAACTATGCTCAACTTTTGGAAGCTCTCGGAATGAAAGCTACCGTACCTTCTAGGGAATTTTTTCACTTTGAATCAGTTGGCAAACTTCATTCAGCTGTTCAGTTGAGTGGTGCTGCTATCGCAGATGTTGCTCCAGGTGCAGAGGTTACTCTTGCCATTTCTAGTGCATTTGTTTCAAATGGCAGAAGCCCTCTTCGCGTAGGTGAAGTTGTTGAGAATGCCGCAACTGGTGTTCAGTACAAAATCACTGCAGTGACTTCAGCAACAGCTTTCAAAATGAAGCCGTTGGATGCGCTTATTGATGCAAACACTGACCTTGGTGCTACATCAACAGCCCACCTGTTGTTCCGTGGATTGACTGAAGCTGGTGAAGCTTCTAGCAAATTCAATACCCTAACAGGTTTGACCGAGAGGAAGACTTTCTACACAACTGAAATCCGTGAAGACTTCACCATTAGCGATCGTGCTAAGATTGAAGAACTTTACTTTGAAGTTAATGGCCAGTCTTACTACACCTACAAAGGTCTTGATGAAGCTGTACGCAGGTTCATGAATAACAAGGAGTTCAAATTGATGTTTGGTAAGCCTTCAACTGATGCTCAAATCGGTAGTACTGGTACTACAGGTTTGGTTCCTCAAATTGAAGCAGGTGGTCAAACATACAACTGGAATGCTGGTGCTAGTGGTTTCACCATCGCTGACTTCCATTCAATTGCTCGTCTCGCTGACTTCAATGGTGGTGCTCAAGAGTATCATTTCTTGATGGATAGCTATTTGAGAAGTGTAGTTGACGACTCATTGTTTACCAACTATAACAATGGAGCAATCCTTTGGGCTTCTGTTGGTGGTGCATCTGAGGTTGCTGTTAAGTATGGCTTCGACTCATTGAAGATTGATGGTATCACCTTCCACTTGAAGAAGTACCTTCCTTTCAATGCTGAGGCTGTATACGGTGTTGCTCCTTCTACAGAGTACTACAAGAACAGCGGTATCCTCATCCCAATGAAGGATGGCCGTGATGCTCAAACTGGTGACAAAGTTCCTTCTCTCCGCATTGTTTACAATGAGGTTGAGCCTGGAAAAGAAATCAAAGTTTGGGAAACTGGTGCTTTGGCTAAGGTTCCAACTAACGACAAAATGGAACTCAATGTACACCACATGGCGTACTGCGGTATCCAAGTTTTTGCCGCCAACCAATATATCTCTGTTAAATCCTAATTTAGATATAGCGAAATTGAGACCCCTCCTAGTGAGGGGTTTCTTTTTTTATGTATATTTGTCATAATCAAAATCTTAAACCATGGCTAAAAGCACGAAAAAAACAATTGACGAAAATGGCAACCTAGTTGATCTAGTGTCGCAACAAGAAGAGAATGAACTTGTATCTGATATCGTAATAGACTTACCAAAGAAAAAGAAAGAACCGAAGGAGTATATCTTCCAACTGACTGCTAAGTTTTATCCCAATAGCGCATATAACAAGTATCCTGAGAATTATCTTCTTAAGAATACAGACATTATATATGATGAGACCACCGGAACAGAAAGGAATATCAGATATCTTGAGGGTGTTAGTACTATTTGGGAAGAGGAACAAAACCATCTTTCTGAGGGAAAGAAGAATCAAAGACCTGATATTAGGTTCGTAAAAGGTTTTCTTAGGGTTCCATCAAACAAGCCTTCATTGGTAGAGTTCCTTACTAAAAGCAATATGTTTGATAAAAAGACAAACAGAATGGCTGGGTCTAGGACAATCTATACAATGTTGGACTTTGAAGCACAGGAAGAAAAAGAAATTGTAAAGACAGAAAGGAGAATGGAAGCAATGAAGATTGCAATGGACGCTCCTGACGAAATCATGATTCCTCATGCTAAATATCTTGGAGTTAAGTTTGTTAACTCTTATGGTGTTGAAAGGTCTAACAGGGCTATTAAGATGGACTATATTGGTGTGGCGGATAACAATCCAGATACCTTTATCAAGACATATAACAATCCATTAGTCAAAGTGCAGTACTTAGTTTCTAAGGCTATTCAGACTAACATGATTGATATTAGCTCAATGAAAGGACAAGCATCATGGGGAGATACAAAGAAGTTTATTGCACAAATCCCTGATAATAAGGATGCACTAACCTTCCTGTCTGAGTACAGTTTGACCGAAAAAGGAAAGGATTTCTACACCCAGCTCAAGACATTGGGTGAGTAACATAGCTTCGTGTTAATTATGGTTTGATTGGTTCTCCCGGTAGGTCTCTACTGGGAGATTTTGTTTTATATTTGCATTATGAACATTAATGAGGTATACAAGCTAGTATCCTATTTGGTAGATAAGTACCAGGGAACATACCTGTCTCCAGAGGATTTTAACATGGTAGTAAACATGGCTCAAAACCAATATCTGTCATTTATAACAGAAGATACTGGCACTAGGGGGACTAATCCAAAGAACCCTGTAGGTATGTCAACGTCTGCAATTATAGCAGATGCGCTATCTACATTCCTTACTGAAACAACGCTTACTGTAACATCACAATTAGCTGCAAAGCCTGGTGATTTATACAAGACAGTAGCGATTAGAACTACTGATGATAATTATGCTGCAAGGTTTGTAGCAGAAGATAGAATAGCATCATATATTGGAAACGCTATAGACGCACCAACAGTTACAGACCCAATATATTATGAGTTGGGTTCTTCTTACAAGTTTTACCCTTCTACACTATCAACAGTAAAGATTACGTATATAAGAAATCCACAAGTCCTTAAATGGTCTTATACTGGAGCATTAGTCTATGACCCAGCTACAAGCGTACCTGCATCAAATGCAAATCTTGAATGGGGTGATACTGATGTTTATGAGATTATATATAGGGCTATTGGTATTATAGGAATAAACCTAAAGGATGGCGATCTTATGAGGGCTTCTCAAACTATTAAAAATGACGGGCTATGACAAGGAGAGTACTCATAGAGCAAATTAGAAGATTATATTATGGCGGTGTTCCTGGTGATGACGCTAACCTTACCGAAAACGAGGTTAACCAATATATAAACCAAGCAATTGCTTATGTAGCTAAAGTAAACTATACGGATTCTATAAAGCTAGACGGAGTAGAAACTGTTAGTGATGCGTTTTATGCTACCTTTAAAAACCTTGCACTTACATTTGATTCAGATACCGGATATTGGTATGCTACACTTCCTCATCCGCCACTTGGATTGTCTAGGGGGTACGGAATATCTTCGGTTACATTTCCTGTAAGTACAGGTTGGGCTAAAGCTCCAGTCCCTATTTCACCAAGGGAGTTAGACCTTATAGATAATATGAAGAAACCTCCGAGTAAGATATTCTATTGGGCAGAAGGTGGAAGACTTTACTTCAAGAGCCCATACTATAATCTTACTTCAAAGACACCAATAGTAAGAATGGTTAGCGCAGAGAGTACAGACCTTGCAGCAGAAGTAAATGTTCCTGGAGAATATATCTCAGAAATGATTAACTGGATACTGAACCAACTGAAAGTGAGAAAGGGAATGCCAGAGGATACTACAAATGACGGATTAGATAAAGCATAATTATGGCAAAAGATACAGCTCAATGGATTGAATTAGCGGAGGTTATATATCAGTATATTGACCAAGCTAAACTTACTAGCGCAGAATATAGGAGGCTATGGCCTATTGGGGTTAGAGGAGTAGAGGAGATTGGGTACGATGTACACATGGAGCCAAAAACAGAGAAGCTTATAGTTAACGCTAATAAGACTGTTACCCTCCCAACCAACTATATTGGATTCTCTAAAGTTGGAGTATTAAATTCTAGGGGAGAAGTAGCTACACTAAGAAGGAATAGCAACCTAACAGAATATAAGATTGACCAAAGTGATAGGCTGTCAAATAATACTGACCAAAATGTTGGCAACACATACAGGCTTCAAGACCTTGCTTTTGTAAACTACTTTGATGGGGCAAGATATGCTAATATATTTGGCGTTGGTGCAGCACTAAATAGTCAGGGTCAATTTGATATCTCTGAAACAGAAGGTTTGATATATCTAGATAACGACTTTAATTACACATATGTAATTCTAGAGTATTTTTCATCTCCATCTGACGATGTAAACTTCAAGATACCAATTCAGGTTAGGGATGCTGTATTGTCTTACATAGCTTGGAAAGATATTGAGATGATGCCAACTGGAAGAAGGTCAACAATGGGCGACAAGCAAATGAGGCGCAAGGAGTATTATAATCAGAAAAGACTTGCAAAGATGAGAGTTAATCCTGTGACTCCGTGGGACGCAAATGAGCAGATAAGGTTGAGTCAAAAACTTGTAGCAAAATCATAATATGAAGACTGAAAGAAAACAGATAGCTGGAGTAATGAATCTTGATGACTCTAATGATGTTTTACCAAGCGGTCATCATAAGGAGGCTAAGAACATAGTATTTAGGGGTAGTCAAGGAGGAGTTTCTGCGCAGAATATTCTTGGTAATAGGAATATAGCTACATCTCTACCAGCTGGTACAAATAGCTGTATAGGATCCCATTACGACGCACAGAAACAAAGACTGTTTTACTTTAATTTCAACTCAAATGGTAATCATGGTATATACATATATAACACTATACCAAAGACCATACAAGCTCTGTTCATAAACAATACACACAGTTCTGGAGATGTTCTAGGATTTAATATAAATAATCCAATAACGTCTATTAACATTATGTACAATGATGCGTACAAGCCTTCATTGGACATTGATGGAGATGTGCTGTACTGGATTGATTCATTAGGACGTCCATCAAAGTTGAATATAGATAGGAAGCTAGCTGGAGTATACGCATCGTATAAAAGGTCATATCTTGATGTGGCAAAGGCTCCTCCTTCTATGCCAGTAAAGTGTACTTACGAATACGACAATAATGTAACTAATAATAATCTCAGAAACTCTCTATTCCAATTTATATATAGGTGGGTTTATGACGATGGAGAAAAATCTGTATGGAGTACGGGAAGTATGGTTCCGTTGCCATGGTTGCCATTTAGCGAGCCTATATCTCGTTTCCCGAACAGTAGTTCTAGGATTAATATGTTTGTGTCTACAGGGGACGAAACGGTTAAAAAAATAGAATTAGCAGTACGAAAATGTGCAGACGGAGTAACGTCTGATTATGAGTTAATCACATCATTAAATAAGAAGGATTCTAGCCTGTCTATACCAAACAATAATGTGTACAGCTACTTGTTTTATAACAACACATCTTTAATACCTATAGATAAGGCAGAGCAGATAGCACTATTTGACTACGTACCACAGAAAGCAAACGCACAAGAATTATTGAATGGCAATACTCTTGTTTATGGTGGAATAACAGAAGGGTACGATAACATCAGTAATGTAAATGCTACACTTACTTCAAATACTACAACTCAAGATTTTGTTGAAGCTCCTGGTGGTTTGTTTTTTGCGCAGCAAAATGGAGTAACATCTTATGGAGGTACAAACTCAATAGACGTGTTTCTTACTGGAGATGGAGGTAACGATGTAGTAGCAAATACAGTAACAACAGTTCCATCATCTTGGTATGGCGACTTCTACGTTAAGTTTAGAAACTCCGTTGGTACATTGTTTACTATATCATACGATTCAACGACAACTAACCTAATCGTTGAAATACTTATAGGACTTCAAGCTGATGCTGTGTCTAAGGGATTCACCGCAACAATTTCCGGGAATAAGCTGACTATATCTGACACTAATACACTAAATCTTGAATCTGCATATATGACAAACAGCTTGTCAAATGCAACATTCACAGAGGTTAGGAAAGATAATGCGATGTACGTGCATCAGGGCAATTCAAATTATAGGTACGGTATTGTATATTACGATGACAAGGGAAGAACAAATGGTGTTATAACATCTGACTCTTTAAGGATTACTACTCCAAGATGGACAGGGAGCACTGCATTTCCATTTGTTCAAATATCAATATCGCACCAACCTCCAGCATGGGCTTCATACTATAACATAGTAAGGACAAACAACCTAACGTATGATAAGAATATATTTTGGGTATCAAATAGGGCGTTCACTAAGTTGGCAACAAGGGCAACATCAGCAGTAGAGTATTCTATATCTTATATAGGTATAGATAACATGATGCAATATAATGATGACATTCAGTCTACTTCAGGATATATTGGATATGATTTTGCTCCAGGAGATAGAGTAAGATTTACGGAAAGAATTAGCGCAAGCGGAACAGCAACTGCCCTAAGCAGTAATTTAGATTATGAGATTATAGGAGTTGAATCTAATCCAAACGTAAATGGATATGTGGCTAAAGGGACTTACATAAAGATAAAGTACCCATCCACTTCTGTAGATGCAAACTTCAAACTGTTAGAACCGGATCCTGTTGTATATGCAGGTACTGCTACAAATGTTGAAGATTTTCAGAACTATAAAATACAAATCTATAGCTATAAGAAACCGTCTTCAGGTATAGATGTATACTATGAGATAGGTCAACAATATGCCGTATCGCAACCAGGTACAGCTAATAGGTATCATGTGGGTCAGAGTCAATCCCAAACATCTTCTGTTCCGGCATTAATTTATCTTACAAGCGGAGACGAGTTCTTTAGGTATAGGAATGTTCCTCTAGGATCAAGCTATTCATTTACAGCAGGGCAATATGGGCAAGGAGACAGTTTTGGAGCATATGCTGGAAGATATAGGAACATAAATGTAAATGTATGGGGTACAGACAATACTACTAAAACAATATCAAACTCCATATATGAAATAAAGTCTCAGGTACTTGGTGGTAGCACTACTAGTTTAATTGCTATTGAATATCCGAACTATACAACTCCTGATTGCTTATATAGGAATAAGAGTGGGGTAACTCAAACAGTAAGAGTAAAAGGAACTATACCTGTATCTACTGTAACATCAAATGCGAATTATATTGCAATACATGCAAAGGTGGTAGTGAATTCAAGTAGCGCATTTATATCCCCAGTGCTTAGGAGAGTTCCAATAACAGAGTCTAATAGGCAGTATGAGTTTGAATTCGAGGCTAAAATAACCGTTCCGGCTGCTGCTAAACTCTTCTTAATGACAGAGACTCATGATGAAGCTGGGTTTAAAATCAGCGTAGGTGCATTTGAACTTCAACTTGATGTAGTAAATAATGCTCAAATAGCTATAATAGAAAAAAGCTTTAGCGATATAAATAAGATTGAAATAGACTCAAAGTCAAGACCACTTGTATTTGACGAAAATGCTAAACAGTCATACTATCCTACTTTAGTCAGATTTGGCTTTCAAAAAGAAGCTGGTACCGATGTAAATAATTCAAACAGATTCAGTTCCACAAACATGGACGAATATGACAGAAGTAAAGGAGATATTGTTAGGTTTAAGGTAAGGGGAAGTAAAATGAGGATATTCCAAAAAAGAGCCTGTGGGGTAGTTGGAGTCCTTGAGAATATGATGTTTAATGCTGATGGAAGTAGTAACTTGATACAGACGAGTAAGCTATTAAATCAAATCAACTACTACCAAGGTGAATATGGAATTGGTAACCTGTCAACAAGCCTTACGTCATCTGCCCGTGCAGACTACTTTGTAGACCCGATTAGAGGCTATCAGTTAAGATTAAGTGATGATGGCCTTACTCCAATATCTAGTATTTACAAAGCACAGCTTTACATGACAACCCTTGCTAATAAGTATATAAATAATACTGCAGGAACGCTAGGCGGATTCGCTAAAGTTCTTGGAGTTTATGACTTTTACGAAGAAGAATATGTATCTGTGTTTCAGGGGTACTCTGGACAACCAAACACTACATTAGCTTTTAACGAGCTTAAAAACAGCTATACATCATTCTATGACTTTGCGCCTGAATGGATAACATCTACAGAAGGTTCTCTTGTTTCATTTAGGAATGGCCAGCTGTATGTGCACGATAGTACAACATATTGCAACTTCTATGGTACTCAGTTCAAGCCTTCTATTAAATTGGTGTTCAATGACATGCAAACAATAAAGAAGAGGTACAATACTATAAGCATGCTTTGCAATAAGAAGTGGGTTCCTGATACCAACGGGGATATTACAACTAACCTTGGTCAAAGCTCAAGCCTTCAGGACGCAGACTTTATATATAAGGACGACAAGCTTCATGCATCTTTTAAAAGGGATGCAAACAGTACGGGTGGCCTGTATAATGGGAATGTGCTAAAAGGCAACTGGGCACAGATAAACTTAAAGCCAGTTAATGGCAATGAATTCGTAAATTTGTTTTATATAGAACTTAATATTTTAGAACCTTTTTATAATAGATAATCATGGCAAACGGTAAGAAATTTTTTGATACAGGACTTGGTAAAGCTGCTGCTATTGTAGGAGGAGGAGGAGTTGGTGGATTGTTTCTATTGGGTAGAGGTATAGCAAAGAAATATAAAGAGGCAAATACTGGTATAAAGCAGCAGGTTTCTAATCTAGAAAATCAGCAGCTTGACGAAGGGATAGTTAAAGCTGACCAAGAAGCACAGATGATGAAGAATCAAGGATTATCTTCATCTGCTCTAGGTTTATTCAATCAACAGTCTGACCGTGCTCAAAGTGCAGCATTTTCTCAACTAGGAGGAAGGCGTTCAGCTTTAGCAGGTGTTGGTTCAATTATGGATGCAGCTAATACTGCTGGCCTTAAATTAGCAAACATAGAACAAGAAGCAATGGATAGGAATAGGCAACAAGCTATGTCTTCTGCAATTGGATTGGGTAAAGAGAAGATGGGGCTTCAGAGATATAAGCAAGAGGGTCTATTTAATTATTACATGGGCAAGAAGCAAGCCTTGAATGCACAGATGTCTAATTTGGCTAAAGGAGCTATGAGGGTCGGTGCTGCTGTTGCTACTGGTGGTGCTTCTGAAGCACTTAGCGGATTTGTAAAAAAGAAAGGAAGCACAGAATAATAAAACAATCAAATGGCATACGAATATAGACTACCAGTTATAGACATTGACGGAGCAATTAAGGCTGTACAGGATAATGCTTTTAGGCAAGAACAGCTTAGATTGAAGTATGAGGAATCTATGAATAAATCCATAGATGATGAAGAAAGGAGATATAGTGGAAAAGTAAGAAAGCAAGATGTTGGCGAGTTTGGTAGCATCTTTGCTGAATATGCAGAGACTAAGAAAGCGTATCAAGCCCTTAATAGAAGAAGTGGTAGAGGAGGGGATCTTACGGCTGCATCAGAAGCAATGATTGCTGCTAAAAGAAATATGGATACATATATAACCGAATCTGCAGGATTAGGTCAAACTCAAATTGGCTTAGGTAAGATATTTAAAGATCCCACTAAACTTGTAAACACAAAGAAGTTTAATGAGACTTATATGCAGATGAGCTCTATGACAACAAATGAAATAAAGCAGCTATATGGCGGAGACTTAAGCAAGCTGCCTACAGACTTTGAATTTAGAGAAGAGGATTTTGACCAAAAAAAGGTAAATGCTTTATCAACCTCAGTTAAGAATAGGCTTCCAATAAAGTCGGCAAATGCAATAAAAGAAATACCATCTATTAATCAAGCTACAGGGCAGCAAAATACTGTAAAAAGAGATATAAATCTATTGGGGAAAAATGTTTCTGTTAATGTTCCTTTGGTAAGGGTAAGTGTAGGAGCTCCAGCAGAAGCCGTATTAAATGCGGTGATATCATCTACAGCTAATGATGACGAAGCAATGAACTACATGAAGCTGTATCAAAAGAAGGTTAATGAACGACTTGCGGATACGTCTAATCCACAAGTTCAGAAAGAGGCGGAAGCATTATTGAATAAAACTATGGACGTATTCGGCATAACCGATAGGTCGCAAGTTAATCAGTATCACCTGTTTGCTTCAGATTATATAGACAAAAGTAGGGTTGGAGATATAGAGATAGAAGACTGGAGTGGACTAGAGGACCAAGTTGACATATTATTAAAGCAGAACAGATTGAGTTTGCAAAATATACAAAAGCAAAAGCTACTAAATGATATTAAAAATAGTAACTCGGAGATGTCTGTAAAATCGTTTAATCAAGTAATTACTATGTTTAATAATCTTAGCAATTCTGGACTGTTGGTTAAAGACGACTATCTAAATACTGCAGCAGGGCTCCTTAAGAGATTCAACTTGCCGCTAGATAGGCAACTTGTTACCGATGCTAATGCGGAAAAGTATAGGCAGCAGCAAAGGACCACTGAGTCAATATATGACACACCAGTCCCAAGCGCTTTTGATAGGAAATAAATACGTCTATATATCTTAACTTTGGGGCATGTCTTTATCAAAAAATACCACAGACGATAAGAAGCCTATACCAAGAGCTAGGCTTGTAGAATTATTGACTCCCGGAAAGAAACCAACTATAAAAGCTGAGGCTCCTAGCCTTAAGAATGTTAGTGTCACGGGGAAAAAGATTGAGGCTCCAAAGGAGATAAAACCGGCAACGCAATCATCAACAGCTGTAGTTCCTTCAATAACGGCTGCACAATATGAAAGCATAGACCAAAGAAAGTCTGTAGCTATGGATAATACCGTAGAGAAAATGGCTACAGCAGACGGTTATGCTGCTCCTGCTAAAGGAACTTCACTTTACAACAACTATAAGACTCAGATAGATTTTGTTAAAGACAAATTAGTTATTGAGAAAGATGAGGAAGGGAAGCCGATGTATGGATATCAAAAAAGTTTTTGGCAATCCTTACAGACAGCACTTAATCAATATCAAACTAGTGTAGCATCGGGTGCAGTTTATATAGACTCTGACAACGAAACCAACAGGAGAGTATTAGAGAATAAGAGATACAAGTCAACATTGAGGCCTGGGATACCTAAATTTGAAAACACTGCTGGAACATTTACGGGTGGATTATTTGATCCTATAGTAACAAGTACTGTAATAGGTCTACCAACAGCTGCAGCACAATTGTTTGGAGTGCCTGGAGCCGCACAAATGGGTGCTGGGCTTATGGCAGGTACTGTTGGAGCTGACATGGTAAAGTCTAAGTACGGAACAGCTTTAGAAGAGAATTACAATCTTGCTAGAGAGCAAGGAATGCCTATCACCGAAGCATATGAAAAAGCTAAAACAATTGCTGCTAAAGCAGCAGGCGTAGAGAGTATAGTTCAGGTTGGTTTTGCAGGAATGGGAGCAATAGGTCAAGCACCTAAAGCTTTGCTTGGAGCTGTGCAGCCTACACAAAGAGTGGCAAGGATACTGTCGGCAACGCCTAAGAAAGATGCACTAAAAGTATTTGCTAAGGGATTTGGAGAGAATCTTAGGTCTGCAGTTGGATTAGGTGGATTAGTTGGTTCAGGACAAGCTGTTGTAGATAACGCATCGGAGCAAGAGGGAATACACGTAGCAAATAAAGAGGAAAGAGCTATAGAAGGTGCTGGGCATATGGTAGCTATGGACTTAGCCATTAAGATGTTATTTAAGGTTCCAGGAGCTGCAATATCAGTATCAAAGAGTGCTAAGTCTTTTGCGAAGGGGCTTCTTGCTTCTGACACCAAATTAACGTCAGATTTTATAGCAGAAATGGAAGCTGCTGGTCATTACGAGAATGGAACAAAGAATGCTGTAATGTCAGAAGTAAAGAAATACAATGAAGCAGCTAAAAAGACCCCAGACTTCCTTGGAGATGGAGTTAAGAAAACAATCGCTACAGGATTGATGGAAAAGAGAACAAAGCTAGAATCTGAGTTAAATCAACTAGATCCTGTATTCAGAGAACAAAAGCAGATTGAAATAGACGAAATAAATGCAAGGCTAAGGGAGTTGACTACTACAGACAAACCATTTAGCGTTGAGACAGAATTAAATCCTAAAACAACAGAAAATGCCACTACAGAAGCCACAGGGCAAGTCAAAGAAGGCGCAGCAGAAGGCGGTGTCAGCGAATATCCGAGAACTGATAAAATCGAACAAGGGGAAGGCCAAAGACAAGCAGAGGCCGCTAAAACAGATATTGGCGATAGCACTATCCCAGTCACGGAAGAAGTAGCTCCTGAAGCTCCTGTAGTATCTTTATCAGATAAGATTAGGAAACTAAAATTTGACCAATCTGTACTAACGGGTGGAGACAAGGGAGCTATGCAAACAAACATAGCAGGACTTCCAATAGGAATATACAATGCCTCCATAGAGGCTATAGCACTTAGCGTAGAAGCTGGAGAAGTTGTTGCGTCTGCCATATCAAAACAGATTGAATCCTTGAAAAAAGGTGGGTATGCATTTGATGAGGCTAAGTTCCAAAAGAATATTGAACAGCTAGAGAAGGTAAATAAGGATAAAGGTAGAGTTGCTGCTGAGTCTGAAATGGCAGGAATTAAAACAGAAGACTATACAAACCTTCAAATACTTGCTCTTGAGAAGTACAAAGAGAGTGAGGTGTTCAGGGATCCGGCAGAGATGGGTAAAAGGCTTAGGGCAGAGTTAGATAAGAAGATGGATACATCTAAGATATCCGATGATGTATTTGAAATGATTGGTCTTGATGCGGTGGTAAATGAAAAGCAAGCTCCATTCATGCCTGGGCCTAAAAAACAAGCAGCAACACCAGTATCTGAATTTAGGGCAGAACAGATACTTACCAATCCAAAGGAAGTATTTAAGGCTATATATACCGCTGCTACAACACAAGCTAAGTTTACTGCTGAAAGGCTTAAACTTTCTGCTGATGCTGTAGCGAATGCCATATTTAATGCAAAAGGAGAAAGAGTTAATCCTAAAGCTGTCGTAAGAGCAATACAGAAGTTTGTAACATCAAAGATGGATACGGAAACAGCTGCACAGGAGTTTGCTGCAAACATTAATGAGATTAAAAGACTATCTGTTAATGCTAGGAAGTATGGTGAGATAAGGGGGCAGATTAGAGATATAAAATCAGCTTCTACCAATAAGGCATTTGCTACTATAGCAACTAAGAAAACAACAGCTGATGTAGACTTTATTGCTCCATCAAAGGTTAGAGATTACGAGGTAGATGCCAACGGTAAAATGGTCGAGGTAGATACGGATAGTGCAATAAATGAGTACGCAGCGCTGTTAGAAGATTACAGAAAATCTATTAGCGGAGAGATACCAAATGCTGATAAGGCTAGGCTTAAACTTATCGACTTTGTTAACGACAAAAGAGATAAGTATGAAGCGATGCAGGTTCAGAAAAGGGAAGCAAAAAGAGCTTCTTACGAAGCAAAGTATGATAAGTTGCTTAGTGAAGGAAAGGTTGGTCGTGATGAAAATGGTAATCCACTAGTATCCAAAGAGGAATATGTAGAAGGATTAATAGACCCTAAAAAGGAAGTATCTGACGAAGCGAATGATTTGATGTTAGAAGATGATACAGATGTAGCAGTGATGAGGGACATGACAGATGTTCGTCAGGAAATGTTGAAGGAAGCTATCGATAACAATGAAATAGATGCAGATATTATAGATGATGCTAGATTGATTTCTGGGATTGATGCAAAGAAGATATCCAATAAGAACATACAGCTATTCAACAATATAATAGAGGATATTGTAAATGGAGAAGCTCCATCAAGGATGGGGGAAATAGTGTCAGATATAGAGGCATACAATAATAAAGTAGAACTTATAGAAGGTAAGACGAATATTAGGGATATGGCTAAATACCAAAAGGCTGGTCTATTCACTAATATTGCTAGAGCTATGGGTATAGAACGTGGAGTTGGAGCGTATGCGGATTTGGGATTATCTAATCTGTTCAAGCTTGTTACATCAAATCCTACAGGTGCAGCTAATGTACGTAAGGTAATATGGGCTCCATTTGAAGCTCAGAACCTCATGGTAAATAATATGGCAAAAGATTTTGCACAAACACTATCAGATATATTCACTAGGAATAGTGTGGAAACTGTTGTTAACGGGATTCCAACTAATATAAAATTCAAGTCTCCAACTTTAACATCTGTAAATAGCTACCGGATAGGTATAGCTAGTACACTTGCTCAGTTTGAAGACCTAGTTAGACAGATACAGACAATAGCAGATGCAACTAAAACATTGTCAGAAAAGTCTTACCAAAATGGTAACAGAGTCAAAGACTATCTTGATAATACGTTAACAGCACTACAAGAACTCGGCGCAATCAAAGGATTTACTGCTGATGAGAATGGTGTTATAACGGACATAGAAGTAAATGATGCCGTTACTATGGCACAGATAAATTCTAGACTAAATGATAGGGAGACATACGCAATATCAATGATGAAGTCTAAGTTTAGCGATATGGCTCCAGACCTTGATAATACAATGAGGCAGTACTTTGGTACAGCTATCGATATGAGTAACGAAAACTACCTGCCACTTACTCCAAGGTTATTCGGAGAGGCTCCAGAAGTTTTGGTAGAGGGAGTTATTGACAATAAGATACCATCACACATAAGCGTAATGAGATCGTCTACTACAAGAGCTAGGCAGAATAACCTATCTAATGTAGTAAATAAGAACGGACAAGAAACGTTATTGTATTACGACTTTGATGTATTTAGCACTATTCCAAGAAGGTATCATGAGTCTCTTAATACGGCTTATACTACAGCTCCAGTTGCTGCACTTAGAAAGACAATAAACAGCAAAGACTTTATTGAGTTTATATCTGGAAAGTATAACCAAAAAGAGACAGAGTTCATTGACAATAAGGTGTATTTCAGAAGGCAGATATCAGACGTTGTTAACATGGAGCGGCAACCGTTTGTGTTGACAAAAGAGATGGAGAGACAAAGGAATAGAATATCTAAGTTCTTCATGGGTAGGATGCTCAACTCAATAGATGCAACTGTAAAACAATATGCACCGTCTATACCATTGATGCTTATGCACGGAGGAGTAGAGCCTCTTGCAATATCATATAGCATATTGGCTGGAAAGAGATTAGTAGACCCTAAGATGGCAGGACTTCTAAAAGAGTTCTATAGTCAAACGTCTAAGGCAAACAGGATTACAGCAGGAATAGAAGCACTTCAACAAAGGGCAAAAAGCATAAGCAATAATAAGTGGGCTAGAAAAAGTCTTAACGCAATAGATATTATTGAGGGGGTTGCTGGTATTCCTCTTGACTTAGGAGACCAGGCTACTACAAGCCAAGCTCTCATGGTTGGATACATAAAAGGTTTGAAGATTTCTGGTAAAATAAAGAACTACTCAGAATTTAATCTTGAGACGGAATTAAGAAACGGGTTAGACCCAACAGCTTTATCACACGCAGAACAGTTCCTTTCGTTCATAAACAACGAATCTACATCTGCTAAAAAGGGTAAGGTTTTCAGAGAGGATAATGCATTGTACATGAGGATGCTACAGTCGTTCTCACATAACCAAAACGTTAATGCTTTAATTGATTTAGGAATCTTACAAGATTACGCTTCTGGTAAGACATCTTCAGATGATGCAAAACAAGCTGCATTAGGTCTTGGAATGTACATATCT